ACCGCGCCGCCTGTTAGCGGTTCGTACTTCACGCCGTTCCAGTTCCAATCTGAGTTAGACGCGCCCCCGCCCGGTGGTGCCACCACGTTGCCGGTCGGTGGCTGGTTTGTACCTCCGACGTTTGCGGAAGGAGTGGCGTTCGTTACTGTGGCCCGGATCGCATGTAAGCCCCACAGGACGCGATCGACCTCGGCGGAGGAGAAATCACACGTATGCGCCTGGAAAATGAAAAGAGTTGCACCGAATGCCGGGATTTGAGACACCGACACGCCAGGGCAGACCGATACCCGGAGAGACGTCTGATTTGTTGGATGATTCGCCGTACCTATATCGATTGATATATTCACATTGGTAAATATCCTCATATCTCGCGGCAGGGGCAAACCAGTGAGCGTGCCATACCACAGTGAGTTTCCGTCTCCAAAATTCCAGAAACTAGGGGTCCCCGAGTTCGATATCACGCTCCCCAAATCTCCGCCAATGCCGGTTGCGCCAGGAAAAAGCGCCGTGTCCGGGAGGGCTGCGCCAGTAAGATCGGCTTGAATGCCAGAGTTCGCATTTAGATTGAAATATAATAGCCCCGTCATCCGATTCAGCAAGCCCGGCAAATCGATCCATCCGGTCAGCCCGCACGTATCGGCTTCCAGCCTCGTTATCTGGCTCAACGGCACGCCTTTCAACACGCATCGAGCCCCCGGTGTCGTCGGGGTGTACCCGGTGAACCCGTTCCAGCTTATCGCCGCGCCGCTCACTGCCGGTATCACTCCGCCATCGGAGAACTCCCATCTTGCCTGTCCCGCATACTGAGCTGGAAAATCGACACGGAACGGTAGCAGCGTCGTCGATCCGTCGCCACTTGAGCCGATCGTCCTGATATTGGTGAGGTCGGAGCACTTGTGGCGGTGGAGACGGTGGTTCGCGTTGTCCGAGATGGCGATGGTCTGGCCGTAACCGTCTCCCTGGTCCGGGACGATGGTGAGTGAATACCCGGTGACGGCGGTGGTGGACTTGGTCCCGTCGGTGAAACTCATGTCGTACTTGTAGAGGGTCGTCGCACTCTGGACGTACCAATTCACGCCGTCGGTGCAGAGGTCCAGCGGCGAGTAGGCGAGGGCGATATTGCTGACGAAAACGAGGGCGTCGGTCAGTTTGACGATCCGATTGTTCCCGGAATCTGCGATATAGATATGGCCGTCGAAATAGAAGACGCCCATCGGGGTCGAAAATTGGCCGTCACCGGCCCCAGTCGCCAGGAGCGAGGCGACCACAGTCATATCGGACTTGCGGACTTTTCGGACGCCGTGGCCATCCGCGGCGTTGTTACTTGTAACGTAGGTGTTGGACGCGTCCCCACTAGCATCGATTGCATAGACGGACGCGAGCACAAGTGACGCTACCGGCGTAAGTGGAGAGGATATCGCCCTCTTTACGATCCCTGTCGCGATTAGAAAATACCAGTGCGTCGAGTCTGTGTCTACCCCCACGACGTTGGTCGCGGATAAATAATACTTCGAGAAATAATCTAATCTAGGAGTGCGAATGTGATAATACTTTGCAATGCCATTTGCCACCAACAGCTTTCCCAGCGCCTCCGACCACCGGATTTGCTGCGGACTCGAAAACTGGTCGTCCTGGCCCCGAGTCGTCCACAGCTCAAGCTCGTTCTCGCCTTTCACGATTTGGGGGATCACCCCCCGCGTCAATTGTACTCTGGTCATCCCCCCATCACCTCAGTCCTGGATGACCCCGATATCGAAATAGAACTTCTGACCAGAAGCCGGAGTCGGGGTCCCCTTCTGGTATAACTCGAAATAGAGGTCATCGACCGCCACCGTCTTGAACGGAATATTAAGCCCATCGACCCTTGCATACGGAGCACAGCCCGCGCCACCAGCCGCAGCCACCGCCACCGCAGGGAACGGGATTATACCCACCTTCTTGCCGATGTCAGCGTATTTGAACGAGAACGCCGCGTTGTCGGCCGTGAACCCGCCAGCCGGAGCCGCGTTGTAGACGACCATGAACAGGGCCATCGTCGAATCGATCTTGTCGGTCGCTACGCTCGCCCTGACGATCGATCCGGTACCACCGACTTTGCGGGCTGCCCCCGCTAGGATGTGGGTCGTGATGCTCGGCGCGTTATCGGCTACGGCATCGTTGGCGCTATACGCCGTAGTGTTGGCAGGTCTCGTGATCTCAACCTGGATCTGGCGGTAGCCGCCTTCCAGGACTCTCAGTAGTTTGGCCGGGTCTCCAACAGAGCCCGCGCCTTCGGCATCGACATAAAATGCCGACCCGTCACCATCTAAAACTTTCATAGACATAGATTAAAGTGCCCCCGCGTACATGGAGTTAAAATCTCGGTAAAAGTATAACCCGTATATCGGCCCCGTCTCAGCGTCCCTACCAATATAGATCGAGACGTCGGCATCCGCCACCGTATCGTAATTAGTAAGCTGGATGTCAGAGATGGTTCGGTGGAGCAGAGCCAACTGTGCCCGAGATATCAACATGAACGGGCCGGCAACGTTGAAGGTTCTAACTCCGTCGATTACCATCCGAAGATTAGCGTAATTGGTGGATTCGATTGCAAAAAATGTGACGTTGTTGAATGTGTGTGGGGACGCGGCCAGGTGAGCAATACCACCATTTTTATCAACTGTGATCCGAAACGACGAGAACCCCTCGAAATCGAGAGAAGTGGTGCAAGACTTCCATCCGCCTGTATAACATTTGATCTTCAATATCGCGCCCACCGGGCATCCCCCCACCACCTACACTACTACAATATATTGAGAGTTGGTGTTATCCACGAAGACGCAGCGCGGCGACATAACCCCTTTGCGGATCAGGTATTTGAGAGCTTTCGGGACGCTCATCCCAGCGGTGGCGAACAGTTTCATCCCAGAAACCTCACATTAGAATAAGTCCCAACGGCCCCGTAAGAGTACAAAGTTTGGGACCCGCCCGTGATCGGATACATGAGCCAGCTATCTTCAGGAACGCGAAGAGTTGACGTTGCCGAAGCGGCGCCGCCGATCTCCATCCTGACCTCGCCGCCCTCAGCCTGGACCGCAAACGCTTTGGCCGTTGCAGGGACGGTTACGGTTTTTGAGGTGGTATCATTCGCGATTCTTACGGGCGACCCGATGTCCCGGAGGCTCGCCTCGGCTTCGAGCGTGGTCAGAAGAGTGACGACCGTGTCGGTGTTAGGCTCTTCGATATCGGTGTAAGTCGTCATGCCCTTCCTCCGGCGAAATCTAGCTGATAAGTAGCGTGAGAAGTGCCTACGGCCGTCTTGACTTGGACAACTATTTTAGCGTAAGCTCGTTCCAGAACGAACGTGTCCACCCCGGAAGCCGCGAGCGTCGTCTCGGCCACAAATTCGGATGACATACCGTCAGGATCGAGGTACGTCAAAACTTTGTATTTCAAACCGTTCGTGACATGGGTATTCTTGAGCTGGATCTGCTTTTTTCCAAGCCCGACACAAGGCCAGACCAACGCAGACGCGTAATCGGCGATGGTGGTGCCTGTGAGGGTCTGGCTGACCCCCACAGGAGTCGAAGTGTTGACCCCCACAATATCACCTCACTCGAACGCCTGGACGGTTATGACGTCGGTCGCTATGACGTGAGTGCCGCCACTCGCGGTAAGGACGATCCTATCGGGCGAGGCCGCGATGGTGAAAAGGTCGGTGATGTCGCCTTTCACGAGGCCCGTGGCGCTCGTTATTTGAGCTGTGAACATCGTCGGGGTGAACGGCACCGGGATGTTCACCAGGACTCCCGAATCGGTATCGTTGGCCGTCACGGTATGTTTCCGAACACACCAGGTCTTGTTAGCAACGGCTATGCCGCCGACGAGGTTCTCGTTCGTGGCGGGATGATTGCCGCCCGTTTTGGATACGGCCACGTTGCCAGCGGTTCCAGCGGCACGAGCGTAGACGTGGACGGTATCGGTGTTCGCCGTGGCCGCATAATATGCCACACCGCTGTTCCTCAGATCGCCGTTGATACCGGCCGCGAGAGCGGTCGCCGAAGCGGCAGCAGATCCGCCGTGCGGACCCCACTCGCCCGCGGTGTTGTCGGGGGTGCCGCTGTAAGTATAGGTAACGGCCCCGACTGTAACCGAGGTACAGTCGGCCGCCCCTCCGAACAGGAACGACCCGACCGACACGGCACCAGGATCTTCGGTCGCCAGAACGCCGCTTGCAGCCAGCAAACCGTCGCCAGCTATATCCGAGACGAAATCTTCGATTGACTCCGTATGGATCGCCGAATCGTCGGCGTCTTTGATGACGAGACTGTCGGCTCCAACGGCCACCGTAACCTCCGTGGGCGCAACCGCCAGAACTCCAGAAGTCGCGGTGAGGGCCGAAGTAGCCTGAGTACCGGCCACGTCGTCTATAATGTCGGCTATCGCTTCTTTGCCGGTCGCTCCGCCCGCATCCAGGACCATAACAGAATCGGCGCCTACGTCAGCGTCCACCGCTGGCAGCTCGTCAGCATCAAGCTGCAACGCTCCGGTGTCGAACGAAAGACCGGACGTGGCTTTCACGTTGAGCTGGATATTGTTGCTGGATTCGGTTAGACCGACCGCAGTATCGATGAAATCGGTGACGTCGACAGAAACCGCATCAGCGGCCACGTCGATACCGTCTCCAGCACCTACCGCGAACGCCCCGGCCGCCGAAGTCAGGCCGTTGCCAGCCTGAAACGCCATAAGGTCGGTTATGCGGTCGCGCTTAATGGTGGAATCGGTGATGTCGAAGAACACGACGCTATCAGTAGCGGTCGCGATGGTCTCCTCGGTCGGACTGACCTGGAGGACGCCGGTCGTGTCCACGAGGCCTGAATCGGCCTGGGTGCCGGCCAGCGTGTCGGCGAACGCTTTGGATATGTCCGATAGGAGCACCTGCTTATTGATGTTCCCGTTCTCGCTATCGTTTATCAGGATGGCGTCAGCCGCTACGGGCGGATCTTTTGATGCCACGCCGTTAATATTGACCCGGCCAACCCCGTTCACTTCGGACAGGGCGGACGTGGCGTTGGTGGCGGCGAATACCTCACCAGTGACTTTTGCGATGTTGGTCAGAGTTGCGGACTTGTTGATGTTGGTATTCTCCGAATCGTTCAGCAGTACAGCGTCGGCGGCGACCGGCTCGGTTTTGCCAGCAGTGCCGTTGATGTTGACCCTCATCACGCCGTCGGTTTCAGATAGTGCAGACGTCGCGTTGGTTCCAGCACACACCTCGCCGATCGGTTTGCAGAGGTTGGTTATGGTAGCCGCCTTGTTAACGTTGCTGTTCTCAGAATCGTTAACCAGAACTGCATCCGCCACCACCGGGTCATCTTTGCCGGTGGTGCCGTTGATATTGACCCGCATCACCCCGTCCACTTCGGATAGGGCTGAAGCGGTGTTATCTCCGGCCGCAACTTCGCCGATAGCTTTGGCGACGTTGGTTAGGGTGGCGCTCTTGTTCTTGTTAGTATCGTCAACGTCACAAAGAAGAATCTTGTCTCCGGTCGCCGGAGCGGTGAGAGCGGTCGCCCCTCCAGGAGAGACGGACAGAACGCCAGAAGAGTCGGCCAGGGCGGTGGAAGTGACCGTCCCGGCAAGCATTTCGCCGACTACGGTCAGAGTAGCTTTCTTGTTGACATTCGATGCCGTCGAATCGGAGACGAGGACCGAATCGGCCCCCACCACCGGATCTTTAGCAGTCATATCGTAGACGAGAGTGGTGGCGACGTCAACCGCGCCAACAGACTCATCCAGAATGGCCGTCGAATCGACCGTCCCCGTAGCCCGGAAGAAGCCGGGAGGTCTCGGTATTCCAACCATGTTATGACCTCCGACTTCAGGTTATCGCGATCTCAACAAAGGCGTTCGGGTCGTGGAAGGCGATTCCAACATCCTGGTAGATGTGGACCTCAAGGTTGCCTATCGGCTTGCGGGGATAGTTGTCATCGATCGTGGGCGTGGTCGCCTGGATGATCTCGGCGGCCTCCCGGTTCTTGGAGACGAGGAACACATACCCGCTGTCGATCTGGTCGTTGATGACCGCCCAGGAGCCGACCGGGTCGTTCCCAGTCCGGCCGAAGAGAGGAGCAACCGACTGAGCTATGAGGGTAGAAGCGTCGGAGTATGGGTCCTTCTGGAAAAGGGCGTCCATAGAGCTGGCGTTCCCGACGAGATAGAGGTTGCGGAGGTTGTTACGATACTTGGAATCGAGCTTCCCGCGGGCTACCCTCAGATCCTCGTAAATGTCGCGGTTGGTGTCGGAGGTGAGCCATGCGCCGATGTTGTTGGTGTCGGACCCCGTCGCCCCGGACGCTACGACCTTACCGTTCGTGTTGGCCTCGGCCGTGGTCTTCATACCGGTTATGTTGTTGACAGACCGGCCGTTATACCAGACCTTGTCTTCGCCCCTGAATATCTTGGCGATACAGGCTTCGACGTACCTGGTTCTGAGAGTCGGAGACTTTTTCAAGTCATCCTCATGGATGGTGAAAGCTTCGGACCATCTCCAGAGGGGGGTCATCTCGGTCGCTGCGCCGAGGGTCAGCTCTTCGCCGGGGGCGTTCTTGGCCTTCGGCACAACGTCGTCGCCGGTGAAATCGATCTTGGAAATTTCGTACTGTTCGACGGTGGAGTCCACCCTGGTTATTTCCGTCACCTGGCGAGCTACCTGGTTATCCAGGTTCTGCTCCATCCAGACGTTAATGGCGTCCTGCCAGACCGCCAGAAACTGGCCGTTGATGACGCCACCATAATAAAGAGTATCAGTAGTCATTAAGAATCACCTAGTACATGAACTCCACTTTAACCGGGTAGAGCCGGGTGATGAGGTCGCTGCTGGCGTTTGCCAGAGCCACCGTGGACGGTATAACAAACCCGATAGACGTTGAGGTCACAGACGCGACTTTGTTGACCTGTACATCGCCGTTCAGGTCTTCGAGGCAGATGTAGTCGCCGACCGTGACGCCCATCGTGGTGGGTTCGCCAGAGGTCATCGTGGCGGTCATGTCGCCGACCGAAACGTTGGATGCCGGGATCTTGTAAGACTTGGAACCCATCGTCACGCTTTCCAGCGCCCGGGCGACGGATGCGTCAGTGTACACGGTCCCGTCGGTGGCTCCAGCCTCTTCAAGCAGGCCGTGAGCCTGGCCGGACCCGTCGCCGAGAGCCGCCATCTCAAGATAGTCGCCGATGTCAATGTTGAGGGCACCACCGTTCGGCGTGCAGAGAGCATACCCCCGCCGAGAGACTACAGGAACCATCTCGTACTGGCTATAAAAGCCGTCATAGTGGCCTTTCGGGACGAAGTTGCGCTTGTCAGCCAGCCCCATGACGGAGGTCACAGACTCGGTGGCGGGCGCTACGGTCTCGGCTCCAGCCGTCGCGCTGGAGAAAGCTACGACCTGGCCGAACGCTATGGTTCCAGCAGCAGGATAAGAATCGAGGGTCTGTGACCCCGGAACTCGAATATTAGGAGTGACAGCCATGAATTTATCTCCTCTTAAACATTATTTCGTCAGTCTTGGATTTGGCAACTGCCAGAGCGTCCTGGCCGCCAGCGTTGAACTGCTTTCCATCGGCCTTTTTGGGGTCAACTTCGACGAGAAGTTTCTTTCTGTTATCGGTCGTCCACCCAACGGGATCGGCCATGTAAGCGTTGAACATCTTCTCCACCTCAGCCGGATCGGCTGCGGCGGCGGCGTTCAGCAGCTTGGCAAACTTCGCCCGGTCGGCCTCCGACTTGGCGGCAGCCTCGGCGGTCTTCTTGGCCTCGAACGCCTCGTTAAGCGTCTTGTGAGCGCCCTCCAACTCGGCGATCTTGGCATCTCTGGTAACGATCTCAGCCTCAAGCCTGGAGACCGCTTCGTTCAACTGTTTCTGGAACTTTGTCTCAAGTTCGGTAAAATCAACTTCAGTCACATTATCACCTTTAGCAGAATTATCAGTCTTAGCCTTGTCATCAGGAACATCCACACCGGCAGCGTTCTGGAAAATCCCACAGCCGTCGGATGCACTACATGCGCCGCGCCCCCCGGGCAAAATGGCGTATTCTTCCAGAACGAATGGGCCGGTCTCTACCGCCAAATAGTTTTGATCGTTCCAAACCCCGGGTTCGTGTTTTAACGGAGTCCGATAACCTATTGATCCGTCGATCGGGTTGCCGGACCGGAGTAGATCAAGCTCGTCGTCGCGCAACCCGTTTTTATAAAATCTAGCCGTTCCGAATACATCCTTTTTATCGGGTCTAGCTTCGACGTTGACTATCTGGCCTATCCGGCGAGTCGATGGTAATATGTTGCCCGACACATGTCCGTTCGTTATCGGCGCACCCAACATCCATTTAGCGGAGTCGCGTAGCGCGTCGAATGGTTTGAAACGCGGTTCCCCGTCGGTGCCGGTCCAGACCCCCTCCCGCGCCAAAACAACGCTTGTTTCAAAATAATCATCCGTCTCTATAAGCTGGCTTTCAGTGGGAGCAGCATTGGTTATCTTATCGTCTTCGGGCGGCGGACCTTCATTAGACGATGGATCTATTTCAGTGTCTATCAACGCCAACCGTTTCTTTGCTTTAATGGTCCCCCCCGCGCTCCCTCGCGCTTTCAAGTGGACCTCGGCCTTGATATGGTCGTAAACGTCTTTGTGACCTTTTACATAATTGTGGAAAGCAGTAAGATATTCAACAGTCGGCTCGCCCGAAGCGTCTTCTAGCTTCGGCTCAGGAGCCTTCTTTTTAGCGATAGAATCACCTCGAAAAAATTTACTTTTTGGCCGCCGCCTCACGCCAGGCCCGGACCTCTTCCAGTCGTTGTTCTCGAAGAGCCCGGTTAGCTTCGGCGATCGGAGACGGCGGGACAGACGGCGGAGCGACCGTCCTCATCGCCTGGTTGCGATCGGCGATCGGCGAGGGCGGTATGTCGTGACTTGTGGATTTGGACTTGTTACGCGGTATAAGAATCACAACCCTAATTTTAATTTAAACTCGTTCCATGAAACGGGATCTTCGCGGGTTTCGTTAGACAGCCGATTTAGCTCTTCAACTTCGGCATCCGTCAGCTCGCAAACGAATCGATCGAGATATTCTATGGTGGCGGGGTCGTCCGGTATAAGAATCACCTTCAAAATTGGAAAAATTGAGCAAAAGGCTCACATCACGCCCGCCGCGCCCTGTAACCTCAGGTGTTCGTCGATCAGGGCCGCGATGTCGGTCTCTTCAAGCTCCGAGAGACCCGCCCGTTCCCGAGCCTCGTTGATCGTGATCATCCCCTCTTTCAGGCTGGTTACGGTCTTCATGAAGGCAGCATCTTCGTCGGTCTGTTTAATCGGCCACCATTCCAACGTGCATTCGTATCCTTCAAACCCGTTTTCTTCCAAGAGTTTGGTGTAGAACGATTCAAACGGTGCAGCGCAAACCTCACGCCACCCGCTAGCGATCAGCTCGAAGAACTCCAGCGCCGGCTGGCTTGATTTGGATATCGCACTTCCCACAGTATCCAAGAGAGAGACAGGGATCAGGTGGGTGTATATCTCGCGTTTCAGATAAGCATCGGTCTCGATGGGGGGGTTGACCCCCGCCGCTGGATATGAAACGTTCGCGCCCGGGGGGACGAGGAACGCCGTGTCGGTCGACTGTTTCTGGACCAACTCTTTTAGGTAGTCCCACATCTCTTTGGGGACGCCGTGCTCTTTTTGGACGCCGACGAGGTTCGCGGCCGTGAACTCCAGCAGAGACGGATCGATCGTCGCCACCATGTTAGGAGCCGCCGTCCTCTGGAGGTAGCCAAGCATCGCTTTCTCGCGGGCTATCCTCCACTGGCGGATCGTGGGAACGCATCCAGCCAGGACCGAAGCCGTCCCGGCCGTCTCGTCGGCGATATGGAGGACGGTCTCGGGGTCCAGTTCGGTCGGATCGCCGGTCTTGGTCTGGGACTGATAATAGTGTTCAGTGTTATCGTTTCGATCGACGACGTACCCCTGGATCAGGGGGTCCGAATAATACTGATCGTTCCCCATGATCGACCGGGGCGCTACGGCGAACGAATCGGCCGGCATGTGGAAGAAAGTTTCTGGTAGAGTCCAACCGTCTTCAGTGGTCATCGAATAGCAGAAAAAAGCATGGCGGAACGCCGTGGCGTCGTACCACGCAAGCCTCATATTTTTGAGGGCGTTGACCCGCTTGTCGGCCAGTTTCAGGCCCCGGATCGCTTCGTCGATCTTGGTCTCGTTCGGCGTCTCGCCCTCCGGAGGCTGGACCTGGATAGAATAGCCGGGAAACGCTACTCTGGCGGTGGGGATCAGGACCTCCTGGACCGGCCCCACGTCCAGGGACGCCTTCAGGACCGCCGCGTTGATGCTACGATCGAGCGCCGTGAAACCGGACGACGCGACGACGGGCCGCTCGGCGCCGGTGGCAGCCGACTTTTTGGCGGCGTTGAACAGCTTGGGCCAGTGGAAAAAGGGGAGACGCATTTATAACCTCACATAAGTTTTATCTTCAGAATTGAATACCAGACCGGGCAGCATGCCGTCGAGCCGACCCTTATCCCAGTACATCAGCTCGTATTCGGCCCGCCAGGGGCAATCGTGGCCGTCCATGTAATCGGCGAACGTGATCGGCTCAGGACCGAACCGCTGGCCATTAATATTGAGCGAATACCCGGCGACGTTCTCGAACCCTGGAAACCGTTCAACGCCACAACAGCATGACCACCGATCGTCCAAATAATCGGTCGTCGGGCACCTCATCCCCCGGTCCAGGATAGCGTCCCGGATCTCCACCAACTTAGAACGCCAATCGTCAGGATGGAACTGGTGCCAATTACAGTTCGATTTGAACCGATACCGGCCGCTCATTTTCAGGGACGCCATGTAGTTGTAGCCTAACGCGGCATCGAAATCTTTTTGCCAGTGGCCTCGGTTCACGATCTCCAACAGGCTCACCAGGACGTCTTCGCATCCTGTGGCCTCGATAGCGTCCAGAGATGCCTCCAGGTTGGTCACTTCGGGGATGAACGGCCATAACCTAACCTGGACGTTCAAACCCGCCTCTACGAGGCTGTGGACGGCTTCTAAGCGATCCTGGGGCGACGGTGCACCAGGTTCTAACCGCCCGTCCAACCCAGATATCGAGACGTGGGCGACGAACGGCATTTCGGAGATGATTTTGTGGTATTCGGGGGTGGTTAAGAGGCCAGGAAACTTGGTTATAATAATCGTCGGATAGTCAATATCTTTCAGGATCTTGAGGTGGGCCAACGTCGCCCCGGCCGACTTTTCAAGAGGCTGGAGCGGATCGGCGGTGAGCCCGATCTGTAACGGCACCCGGGCCTCCATGACCCTCGTCTCGTAACTGTCGCGCCTGGCCGCGATCTTCTTTTCGAGGTAGGCGGTGCTGTTGGCAATAGGCGGGTGGTTCTCAGGGCGGTTGGAGTAGCCCGCTATCCACTTATGCATTGTGCAATAGGCGCAGTTGCCCGCGCAGCCCCGGTACGTGTTCAATTTGAGGGGCAAGGGGCACTCGATACGGTCGATCCCGTCGACGATATAGAGGGGGCGAGCGCGGGGGGTCATTCAGAATCCCGGACCCGACGACACCACGCCGCCGCCAGAGTAGCTGTAAGAATATTCAGGACGGGGCATGTCAAGAGCCGCCCACGCTATGCTCATGGCGTCGACCATATCGTCGTGATCGACTTCGGCACCGAACGATAACAGCTCTCGCTCGAACTCGGGGATCAGACCTTGAACGTGCCAGACCTGGCCCAGTTCGTACCTCGATTCGAGCGGAGCAAAACGGGCGATCTTGTCGCGATCCGGCTTGACCCCCACAACCCGGTAAGTCGTGGTAGCTGAGATCTCTTGGACCATCGATTTCTGGTAAGCTACGTCCTCGATCCCGATAATGTGAGGGTTCCATTTGGCCGCAAGCTGCTTTATAAATTCCTGCTGTTGGCGGAACGAGGTCCGGACCCGTTGGACTTCCAAAATGTGGACGTCACCTTTGTCGTCGCGGCCCATAACACAAGCCGCCGTCCAGTCGGCGCTCGCCTTCTCCGAGATAGCCAGATCCACCCCCAGGGCGATGATCATCTTGGGGTCGTTTGGAGGACGGGGCTCGTACCTTAACCATTCCCGCTTGATTCTTGTGATCCCCTCGCCGATGAACTTACATTCGTACTCCTGAGCAAACATCGCCGAGCCGAGCGCCCGCCGCTCCTCTTCCAAGAAGGCGGGTGAGATTCGGGGGCACATATAGGCTGGTATCTCGAACCTGTCCCATTCGGGGCCGCCGTTCTCCCAGATATCGTGGAAAAAGCCGACCGGTCCCGCCGGAGTCGATAGGATCGCCAACCTGCCGCCAGATACCGCCAGCATCGGCCTCACCGCGACATACAGCTCTTCGGGTATTCTTGATGCCTCGTCCAACACCAGGAGCGTAACCGCGCTAATGCCTCGGATGGTCTTCTCAGAGCCGGGCAACGCCACAACGCGAGACCCGTTAGCAAACCGGGCCGACAGCTTGGTATCGGAGTCAAGCTTGACGGTCCTGTCAACCTTCCCCAAGAACTCGGAGAATTTCGCCATCAGTTCTTGAGACTGTCTCAACGATGGCGAGTCCAGGACGATGATCGATTTGGGTTTGTAAATCGCTTCCCAGAGGGCGAGGACGGCCGTCGTCGCCGACTTACCCGACTGTCTGGAACAGTTAAGAATGAGCCGTTTGGATTTTGATCTCAGAAAAACGCATTGCCAGGGGTCTGGATCGAACTCCAAAAATTCCTGGGCAAAAATGACCGGGTCGTACCGGGCCAGCTCACGGTTCGTCAGGTGCAGCGCAGCGTCTATTTCGTTCTGCGAGTAGCACGTCGCGGAACTCCCGGAGTTCATTTTCACCCCACTCCTCTATCGCTACGGCCACTCTCGACGTTGGGTCGTCGCCCGCGATCTCCATCTTGAGCTTGACCGCCGAACTGAAAATTTTCATCCCCTCGGCCCATAGGGCAGAAGCGACCGGATAGTCGCCGTCGGCGTCGAGTTCCATCAACTCCATGCCCCGCTGCATCCCGAGTTTTATGCCGTCGTGTTCGGCGACGACCCGCCGGACCGCGCCATCTAACCTGTCCTGAGTAGTCTCCTCCGGAATTCGTGATAAAACCGCCTGCGCGGCTTCCCGGACGTTAAACCGCTCATTTTTATATAAGTTAATAAGACGCCGTTTTTCTGGGATGCCGAGCTTTTTAGCGATGGCGGAAACGCTATCGCCGGCCGCCAGCATCGTCTCAATACGGACCCGGTACGGCTCCAGAGATTCAAACGCCATTTTAAAGTCACCTATAATATAGTGGACCCAGACCTACTTCGTCCCACCCGCCAATCGGCGGCATCATCCTTTTCGGTCTGGACTTACCCCAAATCACCTTAAAAAGTTGAGTTTCGACTCGAAGTCCGCCAGCCGTTGGTAAAGGGCGTCCTGCTCATCCGGATCGGCCGACACGATCGCCGCCGCTACCTTCGCGTTGAGCTGATCGATCTGGTGGAGCTGGTAGTCGGTCAGAGGCTCCGCCTGGCGGTCGATCCACCAGTACTCGATCGCCTCCATCCTATAGGGGTAATCGTATCGTATTGTCATCTATTGATACCCGTCCGGAACCCGCACCCGCGCTTTGGCGGCGTCAATAAAATCTTTAGCCACGTCCTGCATCCGTTCTTGGTCAGCGTTGATCGTCGCCCGGAACGATTCCAGGTTGTACTCGGTCCCGTAATCGATTATGGCGCTCACCGGGGCATGGATGTCGCAGATGACGCACCGACCGTCCGGCCTCTGATAGATAGCCGACACGTACCCGATCCCACCGTCCAGGACCTGATGCAGACAGAAGTCGTCCGCCCAATAATCACAAGCGTCGGTCTGGATCAAGAACCGTTTCTCAGGTTCGAGCCCGAACAGGTCGGTTACAGCCTCGTTTTCTGTCATACGTATAACCACCAATGTGATACAGGATCGATCATTTCACCACATTCCAGTACGTCTCGGTCGTCGCCATCACGCGCCGGTCCTCTTCGAGCTGGCGGAGAGCCGCCCGGATATCCATCGCCGAATGCTGGCCTTTGAACCAGACGATGATATCCGTCTCAGTGACCTTGCGGTGATGCCGGCCGTAAATGCCGAGGACGTGTAACACGTCGGTTTCTGCGTCGGTTTCTAAGCGAACTTTGGCCTCTGCTGTATGTAAAATCGTAGCCATTGTTAACAACCTTCAGATCACGCCTAGCGCCATCTTCATGCTTTCGCGACAGTCCCAGCACGTCGCCAGGATCTCCACAGACCGGTAGGCCGGGGTCATGCCCTGGAAGAGGAGTTTGGTGCCGCCACAGTGGGGACAGACGATCTGAACCAGTTCGACGTGTCCGTCGTTGGCATAATACGGGGCTGGAATGTACATTATCCGGTCATCCTCCGGAGAGTATCGATCGGAGGGCCGAACGGCAACGAGACCCACCCATCCTCCATCGACAGGCCCGTCCACCCCTCGGCGACCGTCCACTTCACCTCAAGCCAGGTGACGATACCAGGGCCGCGCTGTTTCACGTCCAGTCCTCGTTATCGGTGGAGGTGACATCGACCCAGACGACCTCGCCGGATACCGACAGGTTCCACTCGGCGGGATCGGCGGTGTAATCGGATTGCATTATAACACCTCTACAAACAGCTATGAGTACTCAAGCCAGCACCTGCATCCGATGCTGGTTTGGCCTGGGTATTCCTCATTCGATCCTAAAAATATTTCACCTATAAGCACGGTTTCGCCTTCGTTGGCCCGATGGGTCGGGCGCACTCTATCGTCGCCTTGAGTATTCCAAGTATTATATTCAAACCCGGCGTCTGTCATAAACCCCTGGCCCCCGGCATGGGTCGCCCTCGCAATCTCCACCGACTTGATCCGTTCCATCCGGGTCATGCCGCCATCAATGATGTAGGCGAGGTTGGGCTGGTCCAGGAGCGGCCCGTCGCCGTAAGCCGACTGGTTCCAGACCCACGATTTGAGCTTCTTAACATCGGTGCCGGTCGTCAACGCGACGAACTGGAGCCCATTTTTGTCAAAGTAGTCGGCAACGTAATCTTTCAGGAAAAGAGTCTTACGCTCGGGTATTTCGATCTTATATTTCGATCCGAGGGCCCGGGCGGTCGAATAGAGACCGTCAGCCACGATCGAGCCGATTAGAATATTCCAAATTCGACCGTTCTTGGATTCGGCCAGTTTAAGATATTTGTTTTTTTCCAGCCGGGGGATAGACCGCCAGATCTCTTCGGGTGATTTGGACCGGTCGACGTCCTGAAGCATCCGGACGATCTGGGGGCTCAACGAAGCCAATTCCCGGTGGATCTGGGAGTCGATTGTTATCTAAATCACCATCGGGTTGCTTGCTCCACCCAAGAGCGTACACTTTCGAGCTGTTTGGCCGCTCTCCAGTTTATTTCACTATCAAAAGCTTTACCGAACCATTCCCAGAACCGGTCTTTGGGTATATCACTATGGAACTCGGCACGAAACACTGAAATACGAGAATAAGGCTCACTGAGATCATAATCATCTTTGGAACCCCATCCATCCAAAGTTTCAGGATAATCCATGTCAAACGGGTTGCTGTAATCCTCTGGGTGAGGGTCTTCTGTCCAGTGATATTTTTCAGACCCCCAGTCGTTGCCTTCCATACAATCTACTTTGTGCGCATATAAGGCAACGGGGTAATCAATCAAAATATCTTTTAATGGCTCACCAGACGTTATCCTGGTCTCAATAATGACACGATCTGGATGAGAGCAAACAGCGCAAATTGGAATCATGTCCGCTTCCTCCTCCTATACGCCCTGGAATAATATATATCGGTAGTTGACCCGTCAGCGTCATTCTTAAACGCGGGGTCGATCTTCGGGACGCTCCACCGGTGAGGCTCCCGTCGCAATCGATTTGCCTTGTAATTCAGATCGGTCTCTATGATGTTAAAATCCAAATTTTGAACAAGACCGCAGTCATCACAGATTTTATAACCTGTGTCGCCATAACGCACGACGCCTCCACATTCAGCGCATGCCATTGGACTGGAAATGCGAATTTTGTGGCCTTCGTCGTCGTAGAACTCTGCGTCTTCCCATACGATTTGGGTGTATCGTGATGAAGGGGACGCACGCGAGCGGCCGCCACGTTGCTGCAACCGTCGAGTTGTTATAAAATCGTGCTTCGCTCCAAATGAGTCAAACTCGATGCGGTATTTGTGCGCGCCCCTCCTCATATATAGCGCAAATTTTTTCGGTATGGTTTTGTAATCCCGTTTTTTTTGCTTATTGCGGCATTTTTTGCATATCAACCCGAGATTCTTGCCATATTTTGTCCTATATCTGCTCTCTTTGGTGAGCTTTTCGCCACAGACCCGACACACCTTCGGCTTCTTTCGCCTCATCACTCCGTAACTATATCATCTCACCATATATAAATATAGCAGTACTACGTAGTGTCAATTTGTTTCTCGTGTCCGGGCCAACGCATCTTGACGACGTAGCTCGCCTTTGTGGTAGGCTTGGGGCAGACGCCGTGACGTTCGGCCGCTCGCCAAACCGACCGGCGAGAACAACCCACCTCAGCGGCGATCTCGTTAGAAGTCATGGTGGAGCACGCCCTCACAAACCACGCCCGGTCCGCCAGCTCTGGGTACTGCCTTGGCCGCTTGTACCGGACCCACTCTATCCCGTACTTGCGTAACCGCTGGTAGACGGTCACTATATGGAGGCCGGACCGGGCCGCGATCTGGGGAGGAGTGAGCCCGTCGTCGATCATCCGGCGAAAATCGGATTCTTGGAGCATGGGGGATGCATGAGTGGGATGTAATAAAAACCTTTCGCGTGACTACGTAGTGTTAGAATCCACCGATCGACCCCGAGGCTAAGATCGTGGGTGTCGGGGCCAATAGGTGAAAAGATCGCGCCCGGGACCGGGTTAACCCACCGGCCGAGGCTTCCGTGGTCTTCTCCCGCCCCACCTCAAGGTGGCGCGACATTTCCCTATCGGTCGCATGACCGAAGCGGCATGATCCCGCAGTTCCGGACCTAGCCACGATTTACAGCCGGGAATACCAATATCAGGCGCGAACGCCGTGAGGAGGGATCGAACCCCCCTGCCCCCGAAAAATTCATCATTGCCCGGGGGTGAACCACCATTGGCACGGCACCGCCCCCTCCCGCGACAACGGTCATCGGGGGCCAGCTATGACGGGATCTGGGCCCCCTCCCCCCCAAAAGATCATCGGGAACCCACAGCCGCGATGGAACTTATCCACCTCTCTACAGAGGATAAGCAATCTTACATTAGCGGCGGGATATATAAGCTTTTCGGGACTACGTAGTCAGGATAACCAACATTTTATACAAATTTGAACTAGGGTGCGCGAATATAGATTCGCGCTCCAAGCGTCGCCCGGTGGCGGTTACGGAGCGAGAAAACCACGCGCCGAAAATATACACATACCGTATAAGAACAACAGCCCGAAAAAGAGTATGAAAAGAGCCTACTCATCCACGCTCACACCTTTCCACGGCGGCCAGAACGCCGGAGTGTTTTCAACACCCACCGCAACCGTAGCGGCACGTCTAAAGATATCTGTCACCTCTTTCCCCGCGTGTGTCTCAAGCATCAAGACGTAAGTCTCGATCCACTTATCAAACTTATCGTCCACGCTCACACCTCCTCCTCTTCCGGCCCCCCACGGCCCGAAAACTTTTCCATCTGGTAGTCCACAAAAAGCCCCTCGTCCATCACCCTCAAGATGCGTTCCAGGCAGCACCGAACGCACCGGATCTCCTCGATCAGCTTCACCTCGTCCGGCGCACCGTCCGGGTACGTGTTCGTTATCGCCTCACCACCCCTTCTTTGTGGCGGCCTTGACCGCCGCCTCGTCCAACGCCCCGCCCTCACCGAAAAGCTGATCGTACTTCCAGACCCGGCCCCCCGCCATCAGGATAGGAGCCCGGAGGGCGTCGACCTTGTCATGACACCCGGCCATCCTCAGCTCTGTGATGGCCGCACCGTCGCGAAGGTCCGCCTCGGCGAACTCCAGGCCCCTCTCCGCCAGAAGGGCCTTGAGCTTCGCGCAGCCGTCGCACTTCGGGACGGTGATCATCAACGCCTCGTCATTATGGCGTCTCGGACCACGGCCGATACCACGTTCCTTATGTACCGGGTCGTCTCGTCGGGCATCAGGGCATAAGCGATTGTGATAGTATCCACCGGAACCGATTCGTCTTCCTCAAAACAGTCGCCACAATCACAGTCACAATCACATACCGGAGCCCGGTGGTATCCCATCGCGTCCAGAACCTCATCGAACTCAGCCGGGTGGCGTTCTTGCCAATCGCATAACGCGAATAGACAATGGTCTCTTATCTTATCGTCTGTCACCTTATCCCTCCTACGAGGTTTAGTCCTGTGCTAATGTGACACAGTCCTATTAATCACTTTCGGCCTACATTAAAAAGAGTTGGTGTGGGCGGGGAGCGAAACTAATCCCCGCGCCTTATCGCCGTCAGCATGTCGAGGATCGACCGGTATTCGGCCATCGCGTCGCGAGACCGAGCCAGCAACGCCCGGCCAGCCGGAGACGACCGGACCCGAACGAGCTGAAGACCCCGCCAGTCCTGGACGTCGGCCTCCAACACCCCCGCCTCCAGCATCGCCCGGACGTACAGGGCACCGGACACGGGGTTGAGGACCCGCTCTCCGGCCAAGAAGACCGCGTTTTGGGTCATGAAGTCTTCCCGGTCGCAAGTGCTAAGTATCTCGAATATAATCTCTATCTCTGATCTGGCTCTGTCCATGCTACCACCAGATCGGCTATGCCGCGCGGGGGGATAAGCGTTCCCCCCAACTTCGGTTTTTCGGGGGTCAACCAACTAGTTTCACCTCCTCATGATCGTCGGTGCCAGGATCGGCCGCCGGCTTGCGGCCGTGTAATAAGCCGCGGGCGTGGGCGTCCATCAGCATTAGTTCCATATCGTCATCCATCTCACACCACCTCCGTCGAATAGAGGGCGATCAGCCCTCGGACCATCCGCACCTCGGCGACCGATATATCCCAGTCGGCCGCGGCCCTGATCCGGACCCGCCGGGCGTCGTCCAGAGCGCCATGCCGAGCGGCGAGCTTGAGCCTCAGATGGGCCTCCCTCTCGTCGGCGTTTTTGCCCTCGACGCCCTCGACCCGGGCGATCGACTCGTCCACCTTCAGATACCGCTCGGCATCGAGTATCGCCAGGTCGGCCTCCATGAGGACTTCGCGTGCATCCTGAAGCGCCCGTGTGGCCTCCGTGAGATGCTCTTCGAGCGCGGGGAGGGTCATTCCGACCGCCTCCACGCGGGGCAATTCTCGTAACCATGACACAGGGTGCAGGGCACCCACCCGCCGTCCTCCTTCGCGTAGCACCCAACGGGGATGCCGTCGGAATCGATCGCGGCGACGGCCTTGACACCGTTCCATTCTATATACATCTCAGATCAGCTCCTTGATATCGATTTTCGTTCCGTCTTCCAGCGTCATCACGCCATCGCGGGTGACGTTGTAACCGTGGCCGGGACCGAGGACGACCACCCACTCCTCCAGTGAGAGCCTGCCCGGCTCGATCAAGATCCCCGGATCAGCGTCAAGAGCTGCCCCCGAACCGCCGACGGCGAGGAGTAACACGCACAGCGCCGCGCTTATGCGTAACTGCCGGTGGTGCCGGGCAATCGCACGGCTTGCAGCCTCCGCTCGGCGGCGGAGACGTCGGGTCATCTTACCGTGCATCAGCTCACACCCCCAAGATGCGCGAGAGTCTCGCGAGCTGGGCGTTCTCGGCCATCTCGTCCTCCTCCGTCCGAGGGAGTGGCGATCTCATGATCGCGGTCCACGCGGCCTCTGCGGCCGCCATCAGTTCGTTAGTCATGGTTTGTCACCATACCCCCATACGACTACATAGTATTAATATCTTTTGCTGATTGACCAGCGAAAGACTTAAAAGGGTTGAGATGCTATAGAGTGTCATGCCAAAAGTTACCTGCGCCATAAGCGACGAGTCGAATGAAAAGCTTAAATACGCAGTCTTGCAAAAGATGGGAAGCATGAGACGCCAGGGCGAGCTACTAACTGCTATTCTGGAAAAAGAAATCGATCGGCTGATGGCGGAGATGGAATAAGTGTATTGCCTCCGTGGGGCGGCGTCCCCGCCCCGGCGGAGGGCTTAAGGTGACAAACTGCATTCGACTCCGGGCTGACTAGACCCGGACCGACCTCTGACTGAGGCAGGAATATGTTACGACGACAGACAATAAGTAGGTTTCCATCATTTAACTACGTAGCGGTGGCCGCCGTGCCACTGGATAGCACGATTTGTAAACCGCTATATAAGCGACGCGGGGGCGGGGCGTGGGCGACATGTTGAAACCCCCGATTGACCAGGTTGCGATAATGTGGGCAGCGCATGTGCTGAATGAGTTCGACCGGACCAACGAATATCATTCGCTCCTACGGAATGCAGTCCTTATAACCGAATGTGAGTCCCCCGCCGAAAGGGCTCTTTTATGGGGTCTAACCGTTTCGGTCCCCACGGACCTGCGAGCGCAATGGCCAGTGACAGCCAACGGACATAATTATAGGCTGGATTTCGCGGTTCCTGACAAGAAAATCGCGATTGAAATTGACGGCCATAAGTTCCATAGCTCAAAGGCGTCCCGCACCACAGACGCAAAACGCGACCGGGATCTTCAGATCGCCGGGTGGCGAGTGTTCCGTTTCACAGGGTCAGAGATATACAAATCGCCCGAGGTGGCGGCCGGAGAGCTTCTGAGAATATGCGAATTGCCGGCTCTGATCCCACTAAAGCGCCCCCCGTCGAGATCGGTATTCGATTTCTGAGGAGTAGCCATGACCACTGATTTATTAAACAAAGCGATCGCCCGCATACCATCACAACTACGTAGAGACGAGTTCCGGTTCGTTCCGATCTTGTCGGGCGAAAAGAGGCCGTTCGAGCAGAAATGGAACGTCCCGGGCGGCGCGAATTACAGGTACGACGACCCCAAGCTCGCCGGATACCTCGTGACGGGCTACAACTGGGGAACATGCACTGGCATGGGCGACCTTATCATCTTCGATTCGGATGCCGAAGTTAGACTCCAAGAGATCGGGGTCGCCGAGAAGTTGCCCAAAACCTTCGCGGTCCGAACGGGCGGCGGCGGGCTGCATCGGTATTATATCTGTCATGACTCCGGCTCCAAGATCGTCATGTACGATGCCGAGGACGGCCGCCATCTGGGGGAGGTTCAGACCCTGGGGTTCCAGGCCGTCGGGCCGGGGTCGATCCATCCTAATGGGAGCCGGTATCGGGTCGAAGTTGACGCCCCCATCGCCGAGGTGGCTTGGGCCGAGATCTACGATATCCTTGAAGGCCGGGTCGAGTTCGGGCTCGCCGAGGATGCCGACGAGAAGCCGTCGATCATCCGGGTATCGAATCCGGGGGCCGTCGATCTTTTCGAGAACGTTTGGATCGAGGACGTCTGGCAACCGACCGGCAAAGTAAGGCGCCGGGACGGTGTTATATCCGGATCGCATCCCATCCACGGATCGACCGGGGGCCAAAACTTCCAGATCAACACCAAAAAGAACACCTGGTTTTGCTATCGGTGTTGGGTCGGAGGCGGTCCCGCCCTGGCCGTCGCTGTTAAAGAGGGCGTCATCAACTGTTCCGAGGCGGGGAAGGGCGTCCTCCGGGGAGACCTCTTCAAGGAGGTTGTTGAGATCGCCAAGGCCAGGGGCTACATTAAGCCACCCCTTCAGACGGGGGAGCGGATCAAATGAAGTACGAACGCGAATATAAGCTCCCCCTCTCCGGTGGCAACCTTCACGTCGGGGTTGACGCTAAATATAACTGGTACGTCGAATTGAAGGGTCGAGAGTGGAGGCCGGTCCAGATATCAGATAAGCCCATTTGGGTTGATAATAGGAAGTGGGAGAAGATACCCGAAAAGCTGGGGATCGATGCCGCTGCATGGAACCCGTTCCGGGGCGAGATCCAAGCCGCCGAGGCTACGATCGAGGCGGAGGCCGGGGGAGTCGAAGACGACTATCCCGACGAGGTCCGGGCGAAAGCCGAGGAGATCCTTAAGCAGGGCGACCCGATCAAGTTCTTCTTGGACGTCTACAACCAGATTCACGTAGGCGACCGGGAACTCGGCGAGGTCATGCTTTGTTGCATCGGGTCGCAACACTGCGAAAACTCACAGGGGCTTCATCCTAAGCTATCGGGCGAGTCGGGGATGGGGAAGTCGGACGCCATCGAGACGTTCCTCCACCAGCTCCCCCGGACGGCCTACTTGAAAACCAGTTTGTCGTCAAAAGCGATCTTTTACCATGACATCCCCACCAACACGATAATCTTTTTGGACGATTATAAGCAGAATGATGAGCTTGACTCGATCATCAAGCAGACATCAAGCAATTTTCATTCTACTTATGAGCATCGGACTATCGATAAGGACCGCAACTCCCAGGTCATGAAAGCGCCGCCGGGCATCGTCTGGGCGATAACGTCGGTGGACACCAGCCAGGACATCCAGGTGCTCAATCGCCAGGTTGGGCTCGACGTCGATTCGTCCGAGGAGATGACCAAGAAGGTTATCGATCATCTCTTCGAGGCGGCGGGGCATGGACTGGAGAGGTTCCCAGAGACCGACGAGGTGTTGATCTGTCGGGCGATGGTGGCCGAGATCAAGAAGGCGAGCTACAAAGTTAAGGTGCCCTTCTGGGATCGAATAGAATGGAACGACCTCTCAAGCCGCCGCAACCCCTCGATATTCCTGGACATCCTCAAATCGATGACCATCTGGAACCATCTTCAACGTTCGATAGATTCTGAAGGGTTCGTGGTCGCCACCGAAAAAGATTTCGATGCGGCGAAACGTCTCTATGTTGGGCGGGCGGATACTTTGATCGACAAACTGACCAAAGCCGAGAGGAGGATGGTCGAGACGCTGGTGGACTGGAACGGGGAATGCTATAAGGACGTTATCGCCCAGGAGCTTGGGGTCACGTCTCAACGGATATCTCAGCTCATCTACGGCGAGAGCGGCAAGACCGGCCTCCTCCAGAAGTTGCCAGGATTCGAGGTCGAATCGGTGACGATCAAAACGGACGCCCGGAACGTCACGAAGCTCAACCTACGGTTTGCGAACTGGAAAGAATACGAGCGACTCCGGGCATACAGGATGATCGTCGGACTGCGAAAGGACGAAAACCGCAGTGCTGCGACAGGGCGTAAGTGGTTGAAAGGGTCCGATGGAGCAAAAACTTACGACCCAACCGACAGCGGTAAGGAGGTCGTAAGTAACGTAAGTATAATAGAAGATATAAGAGAGAGAGATTCTCTTTCGTCCGTAAGCGACGAAAATTTAATTTCTCTTATATCCCTGGAAAATGGCTTACAGCCTTACGACCCGACGCCCGATAGCGAAAACAAAACTTACGACCACCCTTACAGTAAGCTTACGCCTTCATCCCAGATGGACCAGACCCTCTCCGAGATGGAACGCCAGGGCGACGGGTACGATGTGTCGGCCATGTCGCTGGAATGGGACATGGACACCGACGACTGCCGCCACCTGTTGGAGGGCCGGGGCTGGACACACAAAGGGCGGGGCCTATGGTCGCCGCCTTCGAGGATGGGGGGGTCGGTATGACCAACCGCCGCAGACGGTGGGGACAAATCCAGGCGTCGACAAAATGCCGAATCCGAGCCAGCGTTCTATCCAACGCACGCTATAAATGTCAGTTGTGCGGCCGACAAAAACGTCTTTGCATCCACCACATAGCGCCGATTTCAATGGGCGGCCCGATTAGGGATACTAGTAATATGGTGGCTTTGTGTCGGAACTGCCACGAAAAGACGCACCGATTAATGTCGTGTGGCGTTCCGGTGGCATATTTTCAATGGCTTTGGGATAAGAGGGGGTCGGTATGACGCGGTCGGTCCTGAGACTACGTAGTTACGAGGTGACAAATTGATATTGCAAGGCGACTGCATCGCCGAGATGCGAAAGATGGAGGCCGAGTCGGTCCAATGCGTCGTAACGAGCCCGCCGTACTGGGGGCTACGCGACTATGGCTTCGAGGATCAGATCGGGCTCGAAAAGACGCCCGCCGAGTACGTGGCGAAGCTGGTGGAGGTCTTCCGGGAGGTGCGGCGGGTGCTGCGACCGGATGGCGTGGTCTTCCTGAACCTGGGGGATAGTTACAATTCTGGAACATCGTCGCCGAGCAAGCCGTCTAATTCAACCGACGTGGGCGGCCACACTTCCAGATGCGGGGAGGCGATTGGATCGTATAGAGTAAATTTTAAGGGTCTTAAACCCAAAGACCTATGCGGCGTCCCCTGGCGCGTCGCCTTCGCCCTCCAGGAGGACGGCTGGTGGTTACGGAGCGATATAATATGGTGCTTGTCGGGTGGGGCCAAGGTATACGCTCGGACCCAAAAAGGAGATATGCCGACGACGATTAAGGATCTGGTTCGGCTCGATCCAAAGACGGTCAAGTTGTGGAACGGCCGAAAGTGGACCCAAGTGTTATCATGGACTGAATCCCTCCGGCCCGACAATCCAATCGAGATCACCCTGAGGAGCGGGGAGAGGATAGGATGCACGCCAGGGCATTATTGGCCTACTCAACGGGGCAACGTCGCCGCCAAGGATCTGGTTCAAGGCGACGTGATCAAGACGACCCGCCTTCCTCAAGATGAACTCTTCGACACGCCCGGATTGATACCTGATTGGGTTGGGTGGTTCGTGGGGCTCTATTTGGCCGAAGGGAGCCGAAGTGACGATTGCATTCAGATATCGAGCCATGCAAAAGAGCAGGAGCGATTTGAAAAGCTCTCCATCGCCGTTGTCAACTACGGGGGGACGGTAAGACACCACAAAACCAGCGACAACGGCATGACGATAAATATCTACTCCAAGGTGCTAAACGCAATAGTTGATACCTATATCGGCGGTCGGACTGCGAAGGATAAGCATCTCACGAATCGATGTTGGGAGAGGAGTGATGAGTTTCTCGAATACGTTTTGCGGGGATATCTCGACGGCGACGGGCATTATGAGAGAGAGAACCGGCGATGGAGGATAGGGTTTACTCGCAACTATGCTCTTGAGTCTGACCTGCGGACCCTTTGCGCTCGGTTAGGGGCAACGCTGAGGATATCCCCCAACGTCTCTAAAATTGGGGTTAAAGAATACCCAAGCTTCCGGGGGGAGATCCGTTTCGAGAGGTCCGGTCATTTTAACGAGCGTGAGATGGGCGAGGTAGTCTCAATCGGTCGCAGCAAAGCCCGCAAGTTCTGGGATATCGAGGTTGAAGACGACCCGCACCTCTTTGCATTGGCGTCGGGTGTTCTCACTCACAACTCGAAGCCGAACCCGATGCCCGAGAGCGTCACCGACCGATGCACCCGGAGCCATGAGTACATATTCATGCTGACGAAGAGCGCCCGATATTTTTATGACGCCGAGGCTGTGAAGGAACCGGCCGCCGGAGATAGTGGGTTCGCAAAACAGCGTAAGAAAAACGGCGGGTCTGTGATATACGATCGTGATTCATCTAGGAACGACGAAAACTCGCTTCCCAGATACGTTGACACCGGAACCCGCAACCGCCGCGACGTTTGGACGATCTCCACCAAGCCGTTCAAGGGAAGCCACTTCGCCGTTTTTCCTCCAGAGATCCCGGAGGTCTGTATCAAGGCGGCGACGAGCGAGCGGGGCCGGTGCCCGTCTTGCGGAGCGCCCTGGGCGAGGGTGGTGGAGATGGGGCGGGTACAAACCACCGGCGGCGGGGCAGGACGGGAAAATAGTGGAAACTGCTTACTACCGGGGCGTGGGCACAGCAACGTGGGCAAAATGGCCCAACGGGAACATATCACCCTCGGCTTCCGCCCCTCCTGCGACTGTGGCGGAGACTGGCGAGTTATCGACTCCCCGACCGGCGAGGTGGAGGGCGACGACCCTACCATGAAAACCGGACGGGCGGGAATGAATCGGCCCCGAAGAGAGGGAGAATCCACCAGGCCAATGTATCGATGGGAACAAAAGGCATACGCGGCACAGCTAAGAGCATCGCCCCATCGTGCCGAGATGGAGGGAGAAGCGGGGGCGGCGTTCGCCCATTACATCAGGACCGACGACAGCGGAGCCCGGCCAGTTCCGGCCACCTTACTCGATAAGTGGCTATCCCGGGGCTGGCTCACCGAACCGGATTCTCCACCAGAACGGCTCGATCCCGTCCCTTGCGTCGTCCTGGACCCCTTCGCCGGGTCTGGAACCGCCGGGTCGGTCGCCAAGTCGCTTGGGCGAGACTACATCCTGATCGAGGCCAACCCCGATTATATCGAGCTGATCGAGGCGAGGCTGGCGGCGACGCCCCGGCCGCCGAAGACGCTCGCCGACTTTGCGACCGGTGAACCAAGCGCAAATAAGTTTGTGACCGATATAGAGTCAGCCGATACCGATTTCGAGGCGATGCAAGAATGACCGAAATCGATGTTGATGGGGTGAAAATCCCTATTAAAACGATGACATACCGCAAATGCTCGTTTTGTCAGCGTATCCATCCCGACGCGGGGATGATATGCGACGAGTGCATCTCTCACCTGAGCCATCTTAGATACACCTACCCGCGCTGGACGCCGGGATGGGTGAAGAGGCGAAGATAGAATGCCTCTAGACCGGTGGAGCAAAACGCGTAAATAGTCGAACTACGTAGTCATAAGCATGAATCCCGATCGGGTGGTTGAGGTGATTGGATGACGGGCAAAGGCAGCTCCGGCCTGGCTAAATATCGGGCCGACCACATGCCCCTAACGCCGCTCAAGGCGATGGCTGCGAAATGTGCCGAGTGTATGTCTGACTATGTGGATGGGAGGGAGGACTGTGGCATCCACGATTGCCCTCTATACCCATACATGCCTTACTCAGCGTCTCCCAGAGAGAAACGGAAGGTGAGTGGTACTAGAACACCCCCCGGAAGGTTTAGGCCCAAAAACCTTCTCCCTGAGCACTCCCAGGACGATAGAATTGATCCTGAGGTGGTGGCGACATGAACGGCGATTTTATGGACGCGGTGTTACTTCTCATAGTCATCCTGGTTAGCGTCGGTCTGGGTATGTACGTGGCTGTGATCCTCGGGGGTCCTCCATGACCCAGGCCGACGTCCTCGCTGCCATGCCCGTCGGCACCATCATGACCATCCGCGAGGTAGCCGATGCCGTGGGCGTCGCCCCCTCCAAGGCCGGCGTGTTACTCCTGAAGCTGTCCCGCAGCAACGGGCCGGTCGATCACGCCGGATGGAGAGGGGCCGAGACGGGCTCGAAAGGGTCGCCTCAGAAACTTTATGTGAGGCGCGAATGATTTACCAATTGGTAAACTGTGCCAACTTTTTACCAAAATTTTACCAATTAGGTGACAAACACGACTACACATACCGATTGCCAAAATTACCAATCGCCGAGGGCGACGACTGCCCCCCTCGCGTGGCTGGCGGTGATAACGGAGGAGATGAGATGAAGATCGAAAAGTTGATGACCGATGGGGGGAGTGTCCTCTTGCAACTCCGAGGAGACACGCTCGAAATCAGTATCTCGCTTCCGGCCAAAATAGAAAAATTCCATATCGAGATGCGCGTTGGCCACTGCGTCGAGATGAGCGTTGGCCACTACGATTCGGATACAGGCGGGCCAGACGAGGACGATGAGGCCAACAGAGCCTTATTACAGAGACTTATATTGGCAGACGGTCGCATGTTTGGGGAAGCGTATGATAAGGTGATATCGGATCGAAACATTTAAATCCTAATCGGACGCGCCGAATCGATCGCGGGGGCAACCGGCCCGAGGGTTGGAATTCCTCTTCGGCGCACACCTATTGTCCTCCCACCGTATATCGTCTCGCCTGCTTTCCGTTTCGACGGCATACCGTATTTTTGATACCGGCCTGGTTGAGCATCGTCCCCAGGGGCCTCGACTCCACCCCGACATGGGCGGCGACTTCCTTGACGGTGGGTTCGCGTCCTGCCTCCAGCTCGGCGAGGATGTACTTTTTCGCCTTCGCGACGATATCCTTTTGGTCGTTGTTACTTTCGGCCTTTATGGTCTTACGTACTTCGGGGGGCTTGGACTTATGGACCGACGTACTTTTGGTCTTTCGTACCAATTCCCACACGTCGGAACCGATCGCGGAAAACAGGATTTCGTCCGCAAGAGCCTTCGATGTTGTACCTTTCAGCGCGGCCTGGATGGAGAGGGCCTGATGTACTTCGGGGGATACGTCTATTTTCATAAAAGTACTGATGGCCTTAAGGGGATAAGTCCCTTCCGGGCCGGTCTGTCTGTCTGTCCGTCGGGCATATATAGTAGTGGCGCGTATAGGAGGGTATGCCAACCAGACTGAATGAAGAGGTCACTGTGAGGCTCTCCCCGCCCGTGCGGGCCGCTCTCGCCAAGATGGCGAGGGATAACGACAAGTCGATGTCGCGGGTCGCCCGCGAGTACATCATCGACGGGCTCCGGGCGGATGGTGCGAGGATAGAGGAGGACTAAGAGATGATAATCGAGTATGCCAACGGGGAAACGCACCGAGTAGAGGACGAAGATGACGCCAGGCGGGTTCTGGCCGCCAAATATCCCGACGCCGTCTACGGCGAGTGGGAAGAGCAGCAGGGCGGCGAGAGATTCCGCCTCCTGGTCTGGGCGGACGAGGAGGACGCCGGCGAACCAGGAACGGGCGACGATGGCAGCGACGCGATCGCCGAGATCGTACGATACGTGAGGGAGGACTGAGGAGATGGCCGCCTGCAAGCATGAGATCGTTAAGCCCGATGGCTACATCGGGTGCGCCCTGGAAGGGCCGGGGGCGGACTGCCCCGCCTCATTCGTCCGAGGCTACGCGAAGATATGCGACTGCTATGAGGAGGAGGGAGCGCCGATGACACCAGGCTTGAAATATTACCGTCTGCCCGACGGCGAGGTTTGTGTCGTGGACGACCCGGGTCTCATTTCGCCCGGGGGGGCCATCCACCTCCTGACGGAGCAGGTCAATGGGCTCCGGGCCGAGAACGCTGCCAAGGATGGGCGGATCGCCGAGCTGGAGGCGGCGCTGCGGCCGTTCGTGGAGACAGGCAACGAGGCTTTCGGCCTCACCGACCAATACCTTGATCGAGAGATCGTAATGATCATGAGGTCCGATTGGGTGAAGGCCCGAGACGCCCTCGAAAAGACGGAGACCCCCTGATGTCCCGCGAGTGGTCCCGTGATTTGTACGCGGGCGTCGCCGATTCCCACGCACGGCCCGCAGAACCAGGCCAGGCCGCCGCGGAGATCGCCCGGCTCCGGGCCGAGAACGCCCACCTGCGCCGGTATGCGTCGGCGAATGACGATACGTGCCTCGTTTTGGAGGAGCGGGTCGTCGCTCTGGAGGCGGCCCTTCGAAAGATCCGGGAAGAATCCCGTAATTGGGGATGGGACTTCAGTCCCGACGAAATCGAAGAAATAATAGCATCGGTGGCGCTGGGCGAACCCGCAGCGCTATCCAAGGACGACGCCGGAGACCCCGGCGCGTGAGGTGATAGAAGATGGATGAGAAAATATTGGCATCAATAATGGTATCTCTTAGATTGTCTCGCCAAGAGATTGAAATGGTGTACGAAGCACACAAACCGTTTTTAGTTCGGGCGATGGATGCGGCCCGCCAGGACAAAACGGACCTCCGTACGCAGCAAGATCTATTGACAGAAGCAATCGATCCATTGTCGTACAAACAGTGCGTGTTGTTCGGTGTGATAATAGCAATGTGTTTTGATGGATTGCGGGTGCCCGAGGTCGCCCCATGACCCTCGCCGCCCCGACGTTGGCCGCCGTCCTGGTGGAGATCGCCGCCATCGAAGGCGAGGACGGATACGAGGGTCCGAAGATCACCCCCGAAATCGAAGCAATCCGGGATGTGGCGGCCGACTTCGATGAGCAACAATTCGATGACGACGATGGGAACATTTTGCATTTCCCTCGCCAATGGGTTGATGATGTGGTCATCGGCGCGATCGGCCGGGCGTGCGATGCGAACGGGTGGGAGTTTTATCCGCAAATCTCTTCGACCCGTCGATATAGTTGTATGGTGTGGCGAATCGCTCCGCCGCGCATTAGCGAACGATTCCATGCACGCGGGGAATCGCTCGCCCTCGCCGCCGCCCTCGCGTGGCTGGCGGCGATAACGGAGGATCGGAGATGACCCTCGCCGACTACGGCATATCCTGCGAAGGTGGCGCGTGCTCCGTCCGGATCGCCCCCCTCTCGCCCGACGAGATCGCCGCCCTGATAATCGAGGTGCAACGCGGCTGGCTGTGGCGCGGCGAGCCGGGCAAAGAGGCCGAGGACGAGTCATGGGCGAGATCGAAGCTCTCCCCCCTCGCCGCCCGTCTCGGCGTCGATCCGGCTCTGATCCTCATCTCGCCGGCGCTCGCGGCGTGGTGGAGCTGATGTCCCGAATACCCGGCACCAATACCGGCACCCTCGGTCGGATGAGACGGGTACCCGACTGGAACCAATTCGAGAAGAACAAGGTCGTCGCTGCAATCTGGTGGTGGCAACAGTGGACGGAGGCGTATCCCCGGCTGGTGAGCGGATGAGGGGGGCCCTGGCGGCTCTCGCCTTCGTCGTCCCGCATCTCATCTTTATGGGCGTGATGCTCCTCGCCGTCCTCGTCATTCTGGCGGAAGTGATGCGATGACCGAAGACCTGGAGCTTGGACCGTTCGGCGCTCTCAAACGGGGGGGGCCGCGCCGGTGGTGAGGCTTACCGGATCGCCTCCATGATCTTTGTCGCCGTCTTTTTTCCGATGCCGGGCAGCTCCATAAGTTCATCGATCGACACCGACCACATTTCGCCGTCCCGGTCTCTGGCCACCCACGGGACGATCTTGTTTTCTATCATGGTTTTGGCCGTCACCGGACCGACCCCCGGAAGGCCACAAAGAGCGTATTCTAGCCAGCTCTCCGCCTTCGGCCGGGGAAGCTCGACCTCGCCCAGGAGATAGCCCCGAGACCATCGGCATATCCGCCTCATCGAGTTGTCTAGGCCCCCATGAAAATAGTGAACGGGGAACCCCGCCGCAAAACAAGCCGCCTCCCATCTCTCGATCGCCGCCTCAAACCCTTCCCGCGTCTCGGAGGTCAGAAGGCCGGACTGTTTCGTTATCTTGGGGATGGCCTCTAAAACGTCCATATTCGCCCCTAGAACGGCGATCATGGCGGGGTGGTCATAACTAGCGGCTTGGGTCAGTTGAGAGGCCAGGTGGCCGCTCTGCCAAGACTGGAAGAGATCAGGGGGCATCTTCAGTTCCCATCGGATCTCGCGGTCTCCCAGGGAGAAGAGGAGGTCCAGGCCGATCTCGGCAAAATCGAAGTTCCATCGATCCGGGTGGCGATCGACCTCTTTCATCAGGGCAACATCCCGGCCGGAGCCTTTTTCGTTGCTGGACATCCGGAGGGAGATGGCGGGGCCGGTCATCGCCCCTCGCCCTCCCCGAATCCTTCCTCTTCCCACCTACATCCGGTGAGGCAGTCGTAGGGCCAATACGGACATCCCGCGCCACAAGCTTCGTTATCATATGCCATGTTTGGCTACCCTCTCACGACTTTCCTTTTCAATTTCCTTGATCTTTTTATCAAGTTCGGCTACCTTCGCGGAGATAAGAGCGTCGTCCGCGTTAGGGCAGCCCGGCGAGTTATCGACCCGCCTCATGATGGCTACCAACGACGAACCGTCCTCTGTAACAGGGAAATGGGCGATTTCGGCCCGCCGCCGTTCGCGGGCGTCTGGCGAGTCATAATCGGCCGTCATCGCCCCTCGCCCTCCTCGTCGTCCATCGGGACGTACCAATCTTCGCCCAGATCTTCGCCCTCAGGGGGCGTCGTCTTCCGGGCGAGTCGGCAGTGCCGAATCCGGGACGGGTCGCCGCAGGGGGCGAGATCGTCTAGGCCACAACCGCAGCCCTCGCCATCCACCAAACCGTCGGCCCCGCTCTCCCGGATTCGACACGATATATCAGTTATCATGGATGTAGGCATCATCACCCCTCACCCTCCTCGTGCTTCCAGCTCACAAAAATGAGACCGCTGCCGACCAATTCGCCTATTTTTCCGATCCGCATGACCCGACGGGTGAAGTTATCCCCCGAGAATGTTGCAGATATTTGGATCTGGCAGACACAATCTTTGTAATCAGTCCACCAAGTCGTGATATCATCCCACTCTCTCTCCGTCACCAGCCTGACGGTGAACGGCTTACATCCATGCTTCTCGTCGAGGAACCACTCCGTCCCGGTCTTGAAGCAGATAGTGTCGCCCTCGAGCTTCATCTCGTCACCTCCCGCTCGATTATGAGGTCGTCTAAGTCCTCGATCGCCCGCTCCAATATGTCGCAGATCTGGGGGTCTTCGTCCATCTCATCGATGACCCTGGTATGTAGGGCGTCGATGGTGTTGTAGACTTCCTGTATTTTCATCTCGTCGCCTCCAGGACCGCCACGTAAGCCGCCAGGAGCGCCTCGGCGGGAGAGGGGGCCGATCTCCAAATGGTCCTAATTCCATCGACCTGGCCGGGCTGCCCCCTGATATAGCACTCATATTGCGGGCCGGAGTCAACGAAGTACTCTGCATTGTCACCTTGTATCTCGAATCTCCATCCCTTCGCCGCCGCCGCGTCCTGGAGGACGCCCTGGAGGATATAAAAGTCGATTTTGTTCATGTTGTCGTGTCTAAATCGCATTCCATCTGCTGCTTCTTCTGATAACTGCACGAACATCTTGCACGTCTCCGGGTCCAGATCCTTGAGCTTCGCGAGAAGCTCTTCAATCGTTTCGGTCATGAAACTACGTAGTCGCGCAAGCCTTAAATAGTTTTGGGGAGAACATAGGGCATCATGGGACGAGTCGCGTATTTTTGGGCGACCGCCCAGCTCCACAACGCAGAGCGGGGCTATTATAGGATGTCGATACCGGCCCACGTAAGCGAAGAGCTGCGGCTTTACCCCAGGATGAGGATGAAAGTGATTATAGAGGTGACAGACGATGGACGTTAAAGCAATCGTAGAAGAGAAAGTAGCCAGCCTGAACACCGAGTTCGAGTTGGAACTGGTATTGAAAGAGACCGACGGCGAGATCGCCGTAGAACATCCAGGAAAGGGACACGTCTACATCGACGCCAAGACCGGCGAGGTGTTGGAGAAGACGCGACTGAAAGGCAAGATCGTCGATGCGTTCCGAGAGGCGCTGTCACCGAACGTGCCAGCCGTTCGCGGCGGGGCTCGCCCTCCCACAGTTGCCCGAAGCCAGGCAGCTAGAAGCCTTCGAGAAATCCAAGACGCCGAAGCCAAACCGTTCAACGTCGGTGGGGGCAAAATGGCGCCGACGGCCGCGCTCATCTCCAGGGCCGCTAACGCGGGCGGGCTGAGTTTCGAGGTTCTCGATTACGACCACCGCCGAGACTTTGTGAAGGTGGCGGTCCGAGCCACGGCTCCTGACGGGCGGATCAATGACGCTGTGGTGAGCGTCTACAAAGAAGAGTACCTGAGCCCGTATGCCTGGGAGTTGGTCCAGAACAACTGCCAGGGTGCGGTGGAGAGGGTCGATCCAGAGACGGGCATGCCTGTTTTCCGTGAAGGGGCGACGGTTCGGGTCCGGGTGAACCGGGATGGATCGAGCGTCTTGGAGCAGGTGCCGGTGATCCTATGGCTCGCTCAGAAGCTTGCCGCCCGCTGGCTGTTTGCCCCCCGGAGCTGCGAAACGAAAGCCAAAAGCCGGGCAGCCAAACAACTTCTGAACACCGACGCGACGCCCGAAACGTTCCAGGAGCCAGAGGAGATCGCCGACGAACAGATGGAAGCCGGGATGGTGGGGGCGACCTGAGATGGTGCCGATCCTCGGGCTGATAGTCGGCGCGATAATCGAGCTGGCGGTGGGGCTGTCCCTCACCACTTACGCTTATCTCGCCGTTGGGTCGATTGCGGCTATCATTCTGGGATGGATTCTGATGATCATAGCATCTGCAAAATGGGGGGACGACGGGATAGTGTTGGGTAGTATCGTTGCGGTCTTGATAAGCGTTGTCTTCGGCAACGTCCTCACCATAGCCATCGGTGGAGCGATCACTAAGCTCGTCCTGGGGGCGGTCTGATATGTACTGCCCCTACCTCCCTTTTGTTCGCGACTCCTATGGGGTCGGGTATCCCCGCGACTGTCTGGGCGACAAATGCCAGCTCTGGTGGAAGTGTAAGGAGCCGGACGTCTCGGACGAGGAATGTGCCCCAGGATACTACTGGAAAAGGTGGAGATCCAAAAGGCTTAAGGCTGATGCGCTCCGCTACAATGAGTTAAGGTGACTAAAAGATGTTAGAAGAGCCAACCCTAGCAGATGCCAGGGCCGACCCCAGAGCCAATGGGGATGTTGGCCTACAGGCAGATATAGTTTCCGGTCGGGAGACGCAGCTCGAGTGTATCGTCAAGCAACAGGCCCGGCGGATCGAAAAGCTGGAAGCTCGGATCGAAGAAATGGAAGACCATTTCGGCCGACAGATCGCTGAACTGAGACGCGAAATCACGCCAGCCCAGATCCGAGAAGATACCGCTCAGAACCATCTGGACCGTTTGTTTTCCGAGATGGGGAGGTTAGGGCTCCGCCAGGCCGGGACCGCTGACGCGGCCCGCATCCTGGGGATATCCGCTCGCCAGATGGCTAAAGTGAAGCCGCTGGTATCAGAGGATCATAGGTTCGTTCTGGTCGTCGATCCTCGAATCCACAAACAACGCCAATTAATCAGAATAGTGTAACCAATGAAGTTCATTGGTTGCGGTTTATAACATGAATCGATAGCGGCCGAAAATCGGACCCCCGATGGGGGCGATCTGTCGGAGGATTTGGGTATGGTGTAGTCGTAGATATAGATATAATAGAAGTAATAGTATATATAGAAACAAGAAAACGCGATTAAGCGATAGAAAATAGGAGAACCGTAACCGATGAAGTTCATCGGTTAAGATCCGCGATTTTATAAAACTGTCACAAACACGTCACCGCACCCGACCGCAAGTTATTTACCATCTGAGGTCGAGTATAATTTGCACGTGTGGCAAGGCGTGATAAGGCGGGGCAAGGCGGGGCAAGGTGCGGCACGGTTAGGTAAAATTAAGGTTTGGCGTGCTGAGGTATGGCAGGGTCAATAAAAATCAATTGACCCGTATTCATACAATTGTAACGAAAACATCACCGCATCTCGCAATTTGATCACTTTCTAATGTTATTTCTTCCCCGTCGTAAGACATCGACGTGCCGCCGCCGCTGACGTACATCGAAACTACTTTGTCCACCCCGACAAATACTCTTTCATCTCCTTGAATAACGTGCTTTTCTGTTGGGGTGGTCGCCGTCGAGTATTCAACGACTGTAACCGTTCTCAGATCGCTCCACTGGATGACTTCGCCGATCGCATAATCCGAAAGCCACGCCTCTATCGAAGCCTGGATATTGGCGGCTAGGTCAGTCTCGGGGGTATCGGTTGGGGTTATGGTTAAATTGACCGTCACCGTCACATCGCTGGGTATCTCGTACAGGTATCCCGCCTCGCCCATGCCGATCAGCACGTCATAGGCGTAAGCTCCGGTGAACGCCTTGTCAGGAACCAGGACGGCCCGCTCGGCTGGATCGCCCAAATCCACTTTTACCATCCGGCCTCTCGGAGTCCCGGCCGGTACGGTGGTGGTGACGGTCTGGGTCATCCCGCCGACGTTTCGATAATCGATATCGAAGGTATCGTCTGCCAGAACGGGCTCAAGAGGTCGGAGCCAGAGATGGCCTCCGGCGGTATCGGCAGCGGATAGAGAGACGGGATCGATAACTGATGCTATGTCCCCGCCCACCGTCGCCACGGCGGCATGGCATCCTCGCCCCTGGCATCCGGCCGCAAGACAGGTTTCCAGCTCTTCTATGATGTCGTCCGAGTCGGAGGTCAGCCCGCCCGAATAGTCAACGATCGCCTGGACGTCTCCGTAGCCGTGGTTGACGACGAGCACTTCGGATACCCCGGCGACATCTTCCAGCCTTCGGGTGAGCATCGCCGGTGTAGCCAGACCGGGGAGGGTGACGATATCGATGTACCTCTGCCGGAGCGATTCGTCGTCCTCGTCTTCAGTCCCTCCGGAGAACGCTAACGGATTCTCGACGGTATCGATGGCGGGCAGCTCGCTATATATTTCCGTCACCGTGTAGGCGGCGACGTTCCCATCGGTTCCCCGCGAGTCACAAGTGGCGGGGACGGATACGGTCGTGTCGCCGGTCGTCATCGTCCCGGCCGAGGTGACGGTAAAAAAGAGCGACCCGGCCCGACACTTGGTTCCCATCGGGATCGTTATGTCTTCAAGAGGGACGACGTTGCGGCGGAACGTGAGGTATCCGGTCGCGCAATCTCCGAGGGTGCGGGTGAGCAGGTGGGCGGATACCAGATGTTCCAGGTCGTCGCCTGTCGCCTGTAGGACGTCAACCTGATCGACGACGGCCTCGATCTCGGTGTAGAGGATGGCGAGCGACTGGGCGAGGGCGCGGTTGAGGATGTAGTGGAGGGTGAGCGAATCCATAGCCTGGAGCCGAGGGAACATCGATTCCATCGACTCTTCCAGCTCTTCCAGGATCTCGTCTTCGGTTTTTGCGGTCATTTAATCACCAAAGCGTCGGGTAAAACCATTCATCCGAGTTGAAATTGATATCTGAGTTCGATGCCCAATAGTTTGATAAAAGGTTGAAATAATAATATCTCCTCCAATTGGATTTCGAATGGCACGATGGGCACAGCACCACCAAACTCCACGCCTTGCCGCATCCCTGCCCTTTGTTGTAATCCGTGTGGTGAACACATAAGTGAAACCCATCTTCTTGGATTCCACATAAGTAACACTTCCGGCCAAATTTCTCTTTAATACTCGCCTTTAGATCTTTATTAAACTTGTGGCAATAGGGTTCATATGATTTTCCACCCTTCCACGTCGGAGAAAGCGGCCCATATAAGTGAACTCCGTACATTCCGTTTTTCTCGCCTTTTACAGCGCTGGATATTTTTTTACGAGTTTCTGTCGTATGTGGTATCCCCAATCGGTATGTGTTTCCTTTCAATGACTCACTTATCTTCTTTTTGTGTTCTTCGCTGTGTATATGGTCCATCCCATGTGTGTTTCCCATCAACGCAGCCGACATTTTTTGTCTAGTTTCATCTGATAGATTCTCCCGCCGCCTCATTTCAGAAAATCTGGCCTTTGTTTCGTCGCTGTGAGTTTTCCCAAGCATAGGGGTTCTCCCTTTTCGGGCAGTTTTGAGCTTTTGTATGTGTTCTTCGGATAATTTTTTCCCTTTGAGGTGTTGGCCGGCTGGGTGAATATCAATCCCATATTTTTTGAGCCAATATGTAATTGTTGATTGGTCGAGTCTCAACTCTCTGGAAATGTTCAGCGCGGATCGCCCTTTTACCGCATATTGTTCTCGAAGCCATTCTGCATCTTTGTCAAACTTTTTCCTCATCTAAACACATCTCCTGTAATGCGTTCCTGATAACATCGTATACGCTGGCAGGGAGTCAGGAATCTCCTTTTCGGTAGCGAACCTATCCAGCACCATACGTTACGGCCCATAAATATATATAGCCTTCGGTTTAGATCATCACTGGTTGTACTTTAACCGTACACGTCCCTCCGTCTGAATTTTCCGTTGCTACAATTTTCACGAACTCTGGCACACCTTTCCAGAGGATACACTTTCCAACGTCGGATGTGAGGGTCATCTGGGTTGCGGCATCGTAACAGTCGATGAACGTTCCCCCGGTGGCGGGGGAGCCTGTCACCTTGACCACCCACTCTTTAGAGTCGGTCATCGAAGCGTGGACAATCAGCCCGTTATACCCGGTGCAATCGATTTCCGCTGAGGTGGCGGTGCTTTCGATAGCGTTGTGGGCTGTGGTGACGGCCCCTTTCGTCCCGACGATAGCGACGCCGTTGGTGGTGCCCGGGCCTGTCTGGTCGATCCCCACGATACCGATAAGCTTCGTCCCGGCTGGCAGCTCTGACACAATATCGCACTGCATCTGGGTTGATACGGCCCCGGCTAGGGTGGACAGGTCTCCAGCCATAGACGATAGATCCCCTCCCGTGGTATCTGGCAGCGTCGAGGCGAGGGTAGACATGTCGGAAGCTATTGAGGACAGGTCTCCAGAGGCCGTGTCTGGCAGCGCCGAGGCGAGAGTCGATATGTCGGAAGCTATCGACGATAGATCCCCTGCAGCGGTGTCTGGCAATGTGGCCGCCAGGGTAGATATGTCCGATGCGATCGACGCGAAGTCCCCCGCGGCGGTGTCTGGAGTAGCGACCGCCAGAGCCGTCGCGGCGAGGTTGATCGCTGCCAGATCGCCGGCGGCAGTGTCCTCCAACGGCTCGCCGTCCATCGTGATCGGTATATCGATCCCGGCCCCAACAATCGGAACGGGCGTGGTGAACGTCAGGTCCGCCTCGACCTCGTAAACGGGAATGAACGGATCGGCCTGGGTCCCTGACCCCGTCGCCTTCCTGACCTTTTCGTACCCGTACCCATCTTTGAAAATAATATTAGCCAATCATATCACCTGATCCGCAAGACCCGAATTATCCCGATAGCGGAAATCCGCCCAAGGTCCGGTCAACTGCCCTATAAGATTTTGATCTTCCAGCTCGCGTTGAGACGTGTCGATCAATATCTCGCCGTGCCGAGCGGTCCGTATCGAGATCTGGACCCCGTCCACCCGCCCCGACTCGGTTCTACCTTCAGCCCTAACCGCCGTCACCCTCAGCTCCGGCATCCACTTCTCGAACTGGTACCTGATCTCTTTCCCCATGCGGGCGAACGTGTCCGGTATCGCTTTCTTATAAAAATATTTGTAAATGCAGCAGCCTAGACCGGGGTCGCCCGGCACCTCACCCGGCTTGATGGACATCCAGATAAATATTTTTTGAAGTATGTACTCGGCGTCGGTTTCGGTCAGGAGGATGTCGCCCTGATGCGATATGGCAAAATCGAGATCGTGATGGCATCGGATGGCTTTATTGAAACCGAGATCCATATTGAGCATAAAATCAGATGCAAACGCCATCTATTGCCTCCCTAAGTTTCGTCTCCTGGTGGTCCAGGCACAACTCTTTCATCCGGTTCTCCAGTTCGGCCTTTTTGAGGGCCGACCGTTCGGATCTCGTGTTCACACCGAGCGCCTCCCGGTTCTCCAGGTCGATGATCGCTAGGTCGAGCCGGATGCGTTCGGTCGCTACATGCCAGCGGGCTCCCTCGATCCGGCGTAACGATTCGCGCCAGACGGCGGCTCTGGCTTCGGGCGAGTCTGGTAGATGGTATTTCAAGCTTGAACCTCTCACGGGCACGAACATGGGCCATGTGTGCATGACCCGTCGATCTGGTGGTCCTGAGTCACATGGACCAGCGGCGCGTCCAGGGTGATCTTCGTCGCGGCTTGGACCAGCACCTCGTCACCGGTCGATCGGATCGTTACCTTTTTCGGGGTGCTAATTATAATCTGGCCGTCTTTCATGATCCGGATGTAAGCATTCTGATCAAAATAGATGGCCTCATAAGCAAAAGTGACCGACGAATCTTCGTTATGGACGACCGACATCCGGGCCCCTTCGGTCTCGGCCGAGAACGCTACCTCTTCATGAGCCGCGTGGACATCGATCGTCCCGGCTCCGCCGCCTTTGTTGCCCTTGAAATTGATATGGCTTCGTTGATCGCATTCAGAGACCGCGTTCCCGTGGCGGATGTGGCCGACGCCTTCAGAGTACTCGTCGGAGTCGCCGCACTCGGACTCGTGGCGGAGGTACGATCCACAATAATAATGCCATTCGTCCCGTTTCGGTGGGCTCTCACAACTCATCGTGTCGTGAGAGTACACCTTGTGCCAGGTGTTATTTTCCCGTCCCGGATAGTCGATATCGACGCAGTGCTGGCAGGTGGGGTCGGTGTCGCCCTCCTGGCAATAGTCCCAGACGTGCCAGTAGTCGCGGCCGACCGTCGGTTCCGCCCGGTCGGTCTTGTCGCCGTTACAGGGGCCGTGTTGCCAGTTGGTGCAGGTCGGTTTCTTACCGTCGGGGTATCTTCCAAGCGGCTCGCGGTCGTGAAAATCTCTTTTATCGTCCTGTTCGTGGGGCCGGTACTGGCATATCTTTTCTCGGATAGTGTAAGGGTCCGGCCGGCATACGGGCTCGTTACCGTAGCTGTCGACCGCCCCCATGATGATACCTTTTCTCTTCTGGTAGAACCAGACTTTTACGAGATCGCCTCGCCGATAGGTGGGGGGCGTCCCGAAAAACCGGCCTACGATCGGCAACAAGGGGATGCACCGATACCGGACATAATCGATATCTTCGTTGGTGGCGATCGATCGGTCTCTAATCACCACGTCATAATTGTTCAGCTCTTGATCGCTGCCTTTGCTCCAGGGGGCTTTATGGTAATGGGCCCGGTCGATCACACAAATTTCCATCCTAAAACTGCGCATAATGTATCGGAGGATCTGATCCAGCATCCGATTCTGAAGGTTCGGCATATCTAATCCTCCTCAAGGTCGGCATATCTCGATTGGTACGTTACGTCCAGTTCGGTCTCTAAGAATATCCCGCCGCCGGCCAGTTCCGGGGCGATCGTTAACGTGCATATCAACCCTTGATCGGCGTCGTACTCGATCTCCCGTTCGATCACTACACCCGTCACCTGACCCCAGTACGATCCGCTCCCCCCGATCGCCACCTCTTCAAACTCCGCCCGTTCGTCCGGCCGCATCTTATTATATTCTGCCTCAGTCCGGGCCGATAGTTGGGTGTTAGTTTTGTGCCTGTAAACCTTTTTCGGAGAGGCGGTGGACGAATCGATGGGAACAAACGGCGTATACCCGACTTTCGACTGGAGCGGGGGGCACATTCCGGCTACGATAGGTTTGGTCATAGCGTTTTCGTGAAGCTTGAAGAACTCTAACAGCTCTTCGGCTTTCTGTTGAGCCTGTTTCTTGGTTGTGATATCGTAAGAATAGTAGGCAGGTGCCCTCAGTTCGCCATACCGCTCGATCGATTCGGCGTCCTCGGCCGTGTGCCTGGCCGCCCGTTCCACAGACGGGGATTCTGCGCCGGGTCCTACCCCCTCCAGGAAGTTGGACGACCCTATGACCTCCACAATGTTACAGTACCCCATTATCGACGAGGTCTGTTCGGGGTTGATCATGTACCCGTCCAGATTATACATCCCGTCCCAGTTCTTTGGTTTCCTCATTTCGAGGATGTAAGGGTCTCTGAAATAGAACGTCGCCCCCACCTTCTGAGCAATATCGTTCACCACGTACTGATAGGTGGTCTCAGCGCTATAGGTCTGTTCATCAAGTTTCAGGTCGTCAAGCGCCTCGTCCCAGTTGACGCCGATCGGATCGGGCTCGTGTTCTGACAGTATATAAATCAGGATATTTTTGGCGGTGGTCAGCGCTTCATTTTCGGAGCTGGTTAATATCTTTTTTACAGATTGAGCTTGGATCGCGGCGCTTATGGACTGGTTCACGGGCAGTTGGGCCCCGCCGGTGGTGGCTAAAGTACCGCTCACAATGGCCGCTTTTTTGGGGTCGTGGTCCCGATACTTGAATGCGTACTCTTTGCCGAGGGCGTCGGCCAGATGGCCCATCCCGCATTCGCCGGTGACGACCGCATCCATCGCAGTACATTTCACATCAGTGATATGACCGGCCAGCCCGTACCAAATGGTAGGACCGTACTTATAAGAATAATTCGAGAAATATACAGCAAACGGGATCTTCTGAGGAGCCCAATGGTTCGTGTATTTTTGTTTCCGATTAACTAGGTTTATGACGGCCTTGCCGGGATCGCTGTCGGTCGTCATCGTCTGGGCGATCTGAATCCCGTAACAGTCGGCCGACACGTCCTCTCCGCCGATGGAGACGTAATGATCGATCATTATGACACCAGAAAAAAGGTTTAATCGTTATACTCGATGAACGTTAACGTCCACTCGCCGACGAACGCCTCCACTGAGGTGCCGTCGTCCAGATAGAAGTGGCCCGGCGGCTCGACGTAGCCCGCCCCCTGGCGGAACACCCCGTCGATGCAGTACAGCTCGTCGACCGACCTGGCAAACGCCCACTCTACATACCAGGGGCCTCCGACCTCGTATATTTCTCTACAAGCCTCGAACCGTTCATTTGAGACGCATTTCTGGACGACCGTTATCCGATCGTAAAGCGGCCCGGTGGTGGGGGTTTTCACGTCGGACGTCCTCATGGTGATATCCCGTTTGCCCTTGCCGGGGATGTGGAATATCTGGATCTGGTGCGAGCCGTGAACCTCCAGCGTCATATATTTTCCGTCGGGGCCGGTGTCGGTGTTGGAGAGGTCGTAAGGGCCATATTCCTCCGCCTCATTGAACCCCTTTAAGACGAATCCCGCCACTACTCCATCACCATGCCCATGCCATACGCCACGTTTTTGATTTCCGCTATCAGGAGACCGAACCTTGGGTCGTCAACGACCTTGAACCGGCCGTCCTCAGTCTTCCATTCGCCGTCTACCTTGACCCAATCGGCCCGCCGGGCGGCGACCGGTTGGCCTATCTGGGGGTTGATTCTGTGCCGAATTTGATATGGAAGTCGCAAATGATCACCTTATGCTTTTCTTTCAGAAAATTGGTCAAGAGTTCGATTGCCAATTGCAAGTCCTCCACAAAGGCGAGGCCGTGATCCCGGCCAGAGAGTGGCAATCCACATCTGTGAGATTAGTGATTCCTGCTTCATCGTCCCTCTTTTGAGGGCATCTCCACAGGCTCTGCGGACCTACCCGGCCCTGAAACGCCCGAAAGCGTCATGGATCTTTATATAGCGTTGGTATGCAGCCGGTCGATGCCGGCTGCCCGGATGTTGATCGCTGCGTTGATGTCGCGGTCGTGATGAGTCCCGCAGGAGGGACAATCCCATTCTCGGATATTGAGAGATATGTCGCCGTTCCTGTGACCACAAGAGCTGCACGTCTTTGATGTGGGTTCCCATCGACCTATTTTGACGAACGTCTTCCCAACCCAGGCAGCCTTATATTCCAGTTGCCTGATGAACTCGGACCAGGCAGCGTCGGTGATGGATTTTGCGAGGCGGTGGTTTTTCACCATGCCCCGGATGTTCAAGTCCTCCACCACGACCATATCGTTATCGTCGATCAGCCTACGAGATAACTTGTGCTGGAAGTCGCGGCGTTGGTTGGCGACCTTCTCGTGCCAGAGAGCTACCTTCCGCATCGCCTTTTTCCAGTTCTGGGAGCCTTTCACTTTGCGGGACGCTCTCCTCTGAAGAACGGCGAGGCGTGCCTCCGATTCTCTGAAAGGAGCTATCCCGTCTATCTTCTCGCCGTCGGAGGTCGTCACGAAGGTGTTCAACCCAACATCAAGCCCGACAACGTTATCTTCTCGGATCGGCACCGGTAAAGGCAGCTCCCGGCCGTCTTCGACTTGGAACGATATGTAGTACTTCCCGCTCTTGGTTTTCGAGACGGTGGTAGTCTTGATCGTCCCGTCGATCCGACGGTGGAGCCTTACTTCCATAGGGCCGATAGCTTTGTGGAGGAGGACGGTTCCTGCGGCATCGTCGAGCCTCACGTTCTCGCCCTGGAACTGGAACGATTGGCTATGCTTCCGAGATTTGAAAGTCGGATATCCCGGAGTCTCGCCGTTCTTCACGCGCCTGAAAAAGTTCTTATAGGCGGCGTCCAGGTTGCGAAGAGCATACCGAAGCGGCTTGTTGGGGACTTCGGTGAGCCAGGGCCGGTCCTCCTGGACGGTATGGGTTAGCTCCGACGAAAGTTCCTTGAGCCCGATGGCTTTGGGGTATCCCTCTTTCGATTTGTCTTTCAGGCCACAGAAGCGCATCTGGGCGACCATCTCCATGTCACAGGTTTTCAGGTCGCCGCCCCAACTGTACCGGAGGGGTTCGATGTGATCCCAGTTGGCTTTCCTGAGATCGAGCCCCCAGTTATAGACGAATCGGACCGACCCGAAGATCTGGTCCATGTACTGCTGCTGCGTTTCGGAAGGGTATAATCGGAACTTGTAGGCACGCTTCATGCTCGGCGTTCCTCCCGGGAAGGGACACCGTACCCCCACGACTTCAGGATTTCGTCAAAAGATTCGGGGTGGCGTTCTTGAAGCCACGCCATCCGGCTCAGGACTGCCGGATCGATACTGTCACCTAATCCCTCCTTCGATTTTGTGGTTGTTGACATGCTGTTTCACCCATTACTCTAATACGCAATATTCGTATAAATAGCTTTCGTATACGAAGAGATGGGATAAGAATATATACGATCAGAATAGATATAGTGATATGGTGTCTAAAATGGGCGATAAAATCAAGGTCACTGCAACCATGGCCCCGGAGCTTGTGGACTGGATAGATAGCCAGATAGCAATCCGGAGGTTTGCCAGCCGAAGCCACGCGCTGGAGGCCGTTGTGTCGGATAGAATGAACGCCGAAAAAGCAGGGTGAAACAATATTAAATCTAGTCACTCCCAGGAATATGAAGTTGCCGGCGATCTCGCCGAGGTAGAGACGAGTTCGTCGAAAATCATCCCCATTTTGATAACCGCCACCGTGTAGTTTCCATAATAGTCGCCGGACATTTTAGAATTTGATCGCATACAGGCAAGATCGCCGCCACAACCATAAATGGATTCGGAGTATTTGGTTCCGGTGATCAGATCTCTCAGCCCCGCCTCGAATATCGATTTGGCTTCAGCCGACTCGTTCGATACCGTTATATTCAGGCTGGAATTGAGCGTCATCTGAGCTGCCTCTCGCATAGACATTATATGATCGTACTGAGAGTATTGGCTAACGGGGTATGCTGCCCCTTCCATGTGGCCTGCGGTCTCGATTATCGAATACCCGGCCATCGCCCACCACCGCCCATCCGCTTGATCCATCGCTCCAGCGGCCGTGATCGCCGCGATTCCCATCAACATATACAAAATCAGTTTCATGATCGTAATAGTGGGGAGAACATATATATAAATTATGTTCTCCTCTGAGCTACAGCGGTCTTCACCGCTTCGGTGGCGATTCGTCTCATCGTGGACTCAAGCCAGGACTTATCGCGTTCGCTCGATACCGTTACGTTGTTCATCGGTATCGAAATGTTGAACGTATCCCCGCCCCGGCCGCGGTTCTCCAAGGGGGGTACTACCCGTTCCCCCCGGTGGAGATAGTAGGGTCCGGTTTCGGGAACGTAGGGGATGCCCGTGGCTCCCCCCTGTAGACTTTTGTACCAGTTATACCCCGTGTTCAAGATATGGCTGCCGGGAAGAGTCGCGAAAAGGATGCCGCGTGCAGCGGCCTCCGCGCTCGTCTCGGGAGCCCCCTTCAGGTAGGTGCCTGGGTCAATGACCGTCTTAACGACGCCCTCCGTCGCGCCAACCACCCGGCCAGGAACCGTCGGCGTCCCGGCTTTCAGTTCGTTAGCCACCGTTTTCGCTAAGTCGCCCGTGGCTTTGCCATATACATGTTTGTCGGTTTCACCTATGGCGAAACGGAACAGCTCGTCGAGGTCGTCCGCCGACCAGAATCCACTCGCCGTCTGGGCCAGAGCCAGTTTGCCCATATCCGACTCGCCAAACTTTTTTTCCCAAGCAGCCCTGAAGCCTGGATCGGTGGGGTCGGTGCCCGGCGTCCCGCCCAGAGCCCGTGTCACCGTGTCTTTTATGGCGTCGGGCAGGGCCGACAGGTACGTGACGAACTCCGAGACGTGTTTGATGATCGACTTGATCCCGCCAAACAGCCACTCACCGACCGCCCAGATCTTACGGATGATCGCGATGATGATCTCCAGGCATTTGATCATGTAGTCGACGTAGAACAAGAACGCCCCGCCCAACAAGTCGGCGATCTGGCCCATGATCTCTTTCGTCTCGGGCGACACGATCTCCCATTTGGCGTTGATCGCGCCCCAAGCCTGGCCGACCCCGCCCCTGATCAGCTCCAGGAAGGCCTTGAGGTCTTCGCCGACGGGCGAGTTGACAAACTTATCCCAAGCCTTCTGGAGGTAGCCGGTCTTGTAGAGGAGGAGCCCGATCCCGGCGACGAGCGCTAAAATGGCGAGGATCGGGTTGGACACGACCAACATTATCATCGACCGGGCCAGATTCTTGATCGATAGCGATAGGATGTTGGTCCACATCGTAACGACGCCCTGAGCTGCCGCCACCAGGCCGAACTTGACCACCAGGCCCGCCAGGAGGGGGATTAGGAATTGAGCGGCGGTGGCGATCAACCCAAGCCCGATAGCGCCTGCTATGTATTTTCCGCCGGGGATCTTCTCCCCTAACGCTACGATCTTGTCGGTGAGCAGGACGACGGGGATGACGAGCGCATTAACGAGCGTCAGGATGCCGGTCAGAGCCGTCGCCGGTCCCGCGCCGATCGCCTGTTTCAGAACGGTAAATGCCGCCGTCAGCTTATTGACCTGGGGCCACAGGCCGCCCATCGACTTCTCGAACGAAGCTGATATGCGGGTGCCTTCGTCGTAAGCCGGGCCGGCGGCTTCCCATGCCGTCCCGAACAGATCGCCCCAGTTCTCGCCACTGGTGAGATTCAGCAACCGGCCGCCTTCTATCCCGAACACTTTAGCGAAATCGGCCTTTTTGGTGACACCTAAAGTATTATAATAGCCGGTGATCATCTCGAAGAACGCTTTGGGATCGGTATGCAACATCTCCACAAATTCTTTATGAGACATCCCGACCTGTTTGCTCAAGTCGGCGGCGTGTTGTTCGGACCGAGTGAGGAACCTTTCGACCATCGTCCCGGCCTGGTTCGCAGACATGCCGGTCCCTCGGATCGCCGAACCGAGCGACAGGAAGAACTTATCAGTCTCGGCCGATTTTGTCATCTGGGCGGTCGCGCCAGCGATGTCCGTCAAAAAGATCATAAGGTCCTGTTCGGACGACAAGGTTGAGTCGGCGATGGCGTCGATAGCTGAAGCTACAGATCTCAGATAATCGTTGGTAGCCATCTCGGCCGGTTTGTAGACGTTGGCGATAGTTCCGAGGGACTGGGATACCTGTTCGGCCCCCATATTGAACGCCGACGCCGCCTGGAGCGAAATCTTGACGTAATCTTCAATCTCTTTTCGGGACGCTCCGAAGTCTCCGGCCTGGGCGGCTTTCATGCCGATGCCTGCGGCTCCAGCCCGCTCGTAAGCTGCCGACACTTCGGTAAGCGTCTGGCCGGTATCGATCATCAACCGCTGGATATCGTCTTCCAGCCCTTTGATCGCGGCCTTGCCGCCGGGGAGTCCCTCCTCGAACCCGACGAGCTTGTTAACCCGGATCATGGCGGCTTCGAGGTTGGCGGCATCGTCCACCGACCGGGCAATCCCCATCCCCACGGCTCCGGCCGCCAGAGCGCCAACGGCCAGACCGGCCGCAGCTCCGCCGATACCGAGACTGACCGGGATGATCCCTTTCGCTTTCAGAGCGACCAAGGCCGCGCCTATCTTCTCGATCTGAGCTGTAGCGAAATCGGCGACGGTCACTTTCCAGGGCTGGGCGAAATAGCGTTGGACTTTCTCGCCCGTCGCCTTGATCCGCAACAGTTCGGCCGTTGCCTGGTCTTCGGCGGTTATGGCGATTTTGGCGGCGGCCGTTGCCTTTTCCGTTTGGCGTTCGACGTCCTGGACGATCTTCTGGACGTCGCGGGTCGCCCTGTTGATAACGGTTATGTCGAATTGGAGGGATCGGGTAGCATCGGCCATATTTCACCTAATCGTACAGCGGCTTGGTCACATCACATGTTAAAAGGCTTTGGGTTCCAACGTCGGTCCTACCTGCGTATTTCCGCGCTGTGGCGGCGAGGCGGCGACGTTCGGCCTGCCTGTCACCTTCCGAAGGTTTTGGCTTTTCAATGTAGGGAGATAACAGGATCTCCATATATTTTGACTGAGTTAACGCCACAAAAGCGGCCTGGGCCAGAGTCAGGTTGCCAGCAACCGGAGGATCGCAGAGCTTGTACCCCTGCATCAGTTGAAGGGCTAAAAACTGGCCTGCCCTACTCTTGAAAGACGGCCTCGACCTCCGCCTCGGTGGGTTGGGACACCCCCAAGATAGCGCCACCGATCTGAGTTATGATCTCTGTATCGAGCTTGTCGGCTTTGTCCCCTACGCCCGGAGTTACGATCCCGACTTTACACGCCTCGATCAGGAACTCAAAATTTTTACCATTGTCGGACCCAACGCCCATCTTGGTGTCTCGTATCACACGGGCCATCTCTCCAGACGACAGGGCTCGATACTCGATAGTCTTTCCATCATAATGGGGGTTGGACGACTTAAGAACAATTTTTTTAGTGAAGGCGGTTCCATGCGTTATGTCGTCAACCGTCAGCATAATCTCTACATCAGACTTTTTGGACATGATTTATACCTCGAAATAATAGTTATGTGACTATCCGGCCCACAAAGATGGGAGAGAGTCACATAACCAATAGCTGTAAAACGATCACTCAGGCGGGGTGTAGACGCCGCTCCGGCCAATCGTAACCCTGATATTAGCGTTGGACACGGTGTCGGCGTTCGTAAACACGAAATAGTTCTGGGTCGCCTGGAGCATAGCGACCGCTCCGGCTCCGATCAGCATTATCGGGCCGTCAACGGTAATAGCGGCCCCGCCGTCCACTTCCAGGGTCAGGTTCGCGTAGTTGGAAGACTCGATGCAGACGAACTCGATTCCCGTTATCGCCTCGGGCTGGACGTCGAACGACGCCTCGCCGCCGGACTTGGCGGCGGTCCCTCGGACCACGTCGATGGCTCCAACCTCCACCGTTCCGGTCCTGGAAAGAGTGGTGCCCTTATCAACAGCCACCCGGAGGCTGTAATCTATATCAAAATCGTAAGCCATAATTAAAGCGCAAAGGGACTCCGGTCTTTAGGCCGGAGAGGAATTGCGCCTATTCACCTCCATTAATCCGCAAGGTATTTATGTTCATAGTGGTATCTCCAATACAGTGTTTACTCAACGAACCTTGCAGATAGTTATCGAGTTCGACGAAGATCTCGCCAGAACGCTCGATAGCTTTGCTCAGATATGCAATTGCATATCTGAAACTGCATGGAACGAAGGTAAACCTCTGAAAGCTCTTGATTTGCATCGGAGCGTTTACAACGACGTCAAAGGAATCGTTTCCAGTCAGCTTACATGCACAAGCATTCGGCTCACTGCCGGGGCGTATGTAGCCGCCAAGAATAACGGGCACAACGTTGATCATCCGTTCAAGTGGAGCAAGCCGTTCGCGTTGTTCCTTGTAGGTAAACGAGGGCGCGATGCAAGTTTCACAAAGGATGGACTCGTTAGTATTTCTACGGTTGGAGGCAGAAAACATCTCAAGTACACCGTGCCCGAATATTTCCGAGACGATTTTTATAATGCGATCGAAATTGATAGCATTGTCGTCAAGAATCTCGGAGACAAGTTTGTGGGGCACGTGGCTTACACAACCGAATTTCCTGAACCTCATGGAGTGCATCCTGTCGGAGTTGATCTCAACGAGACTAACGCTATTGTAGCCGTCGATGCAGACGGGAACGAGCTTTTTATTAGCGGGTTGAGCCGCAAAGTCCTCAACAAGCGCACATCGAAGACGATCAAACGACTCCAGAGAAAGTTTGAGCAACGAAAGGCAGCGGGAAAGAATACTCGGAGCGTTGTCCGAGCCCTCAAACGGCTGAAGCTTAAGCGATCTCGCCGAACCACCGATTTCTGCCATTGTGCGTCCAAACAACTTGTTGAGTGGGCTCCGGATAATTGCGTTCTGGTTTTCGAGGATCTGAATTTTGGCCAAGGTAAACGCGGGTCTAAGGCTTGGAACCGAAGATTTAGTGCTTGGCCCCACGGCATGATCTTCGATATGGTCAGTTATAAGGTCCAATTTAAAGGCGTTGTCACTAAGGTTGACCCAAGGAACACATCCAAATTGTGTTCTCGGTGCGGTCTTCCTGGGATTCGGAAGCGACACTCCTTCACTTGTCTCCACTGTGATTTCTCCAACCATGCCGACCTGAACGCCGCAATCAATATCCGCAATCGCTTTACCGTCTTACGGGACGGTGGGGATTCGTCAGTATCCCCCGAAGCCTCTCGCAGAGGCAAGCTCCGGTCTTCAGGCTGGGGTCACTGACTATACATCCTCCGCCACCCAAGCAACCAGAATACGGACGAGGCTGTCATGAGTTAGAGACCCGTTCGTAAATATCAGGGTGTTACAGGTCGCTCCCAGAAGTTCGGCCGGACCCGCTCCGATTAGACATACCGGGGCGTCGAAATCGATGGAACCTCCACCGTCAACGGTGTAACTGAGGTCGTCGTAGACGTTGCTGTACATGAAGAACAGGACCACGTCTCCGGCGTCGCCGGGGTGGACGTCGACTTCGGTCGTGTCGTCGGCTGCGACGGTCGTCTCGACGTAAGAATAGGCCGTGGCGGTGTCGAGCACGTCGGTTAAAGAGATGGTGGGGCCGTCTTCGACGACCGCCGCCATCAGGTACGTTATATCGACCACCTAGCTCACCCCAACCCAGGCCCGGTCATTTCGGTGTCGCCGAGGCCGTAGGTCAGCCTTCGGGCCGTAGCCTCGTAGCTGCGGGTGATCACACCGGACTCGCCCATGTTCTCGCCCATATCGGTGATCTTGCAGCCCGTGAACTTGATCACGGTCCCGGGAGCGATCGCCGTCTCGGCCCCGTCGACCACGTCGTAATCGTAATGTCCCACCGTCACGTGCTCAATTTCGAACGTTTTGGGACGTCCCTCCATCTCCGGTCTTACCAGGTGGGTGTAAGCCAGCCACTCCCACAAGTTGACGTTTGTGGGCGAAGCCGTCACCCACGTCCCGGTCTCAAACGAGACTGTATAATCGTGGTGGCCGTCAACCAGGCTGGAAGATAGGGCGGACCCGCTATGCTTGTTAGCCTCCATCTCGGTGGCCTTCTTCCACGAAAAGTTTTTGACGGGGATATAAACCTTAGCGCCGCCCCCCACCGGAGTGATGAGGATCTGGGTATGGATCGGCCCCTTCCCCAGAATGTACTGACCGCTTTCGGTCATAGGATAATCTTGAGTCATTTAGTTTTTTACCTCCAGGTATATTAGCATAAGACGAGTGTAGTGAAAAAAGAAGAACGGAAAACTACAAACTGTTAAACTATTCACTCATCCTGCGCGAATATGTTGGGCGCGTACACAACATTCGATCCGTCCTCCACGATTCCGACGCCATAATCCACGAAGATCTTTTTGATGTGGCCGACGTTCTCCACCTGGAGGGTAACGTCCACCCGGCTGTTATCGGTGTACTGATACCCCCGGTCTCCTGGCCCCTTCACATCCAGAATATATTTTACAGCGATGTGTTTGGCGAGAAGACGGTTAAGCTCGGTGGCTATCGAAGACTTGAAGTTGGCCCGGATCTCTGGAGTGTTCTTTTTAAAGAAGTACTTCTCCGAGACGTCTTTCAGCATCTTGAGGATGTAGTTGATCGTCCGGTTGTCCACCGCATCGGCGAACTGCCAATCAGAAGCCAGCGTCCTCGACCAGTTCGGGAACAGGCCCGCGTCCTCTTTCACCAGGACGATAACCCGGTTGTTCTGGAGAGCCCGGACCGTCCCCTTCCTGTACGTGGTGAGAAGCCCCTGCATCGCCTTGAGGCTGTTGAGGCTGGACCGTTCGGCCGAGTCGTCGCCGAGAGGTAGAGACGCCTCCCGAGCCGCCAGAGCCACCCAGCCGTTCGTCCGGGGCGGGTCCTGCTCTCCACCCCACGGATTAGCCACCAGCATAAAGTTTCTGTGGCTGTGGGGCGAAGCCATCTGGATGATGTCGCTTTCGCTTTCGTTCGCATCGAACCCGAGAACCCACAGACAGGGTTCCCAGTCCTGTTCCATCTCAGTCGCGTGCCCCTCCGCAACGGAAAACATGTCATAAGACCCGTCCCCGTCGGTTACGGACGCCTGAGTGAGCGTTACGGCGGTTATGCCGGTCTTCGCCTCGGCGACGTAGTCCCGGAGCACCCAGATAGCCTCGTCCCAGGTGTTGGCGTCGGGCGTGGACCCGTTAGCTCCGCCTTCCAGCCGGAACGTCCCGGTCTGGGGAAGGTGGGCGTTCGCAGAATCTTTGGTGTAACTGATCACGGGGCTGGTGGAGAACGCCGCAGCGATGGCGTCCTGGTCGGCCAGGTTATCGATCACCGGATAGGTTGTGGACCCGTCCTTCAATGTCAGTTTCCGTGTGTTGTAGGCGATGTCACAGGTGATGGCAGAATACGCGCTCGGCTCTTCGGTAGCGTAGAACGTCATCGCCCCGTTCGTGGTGTCGACGTAAACTTTGCCTGCTCCCAGATCGCCCACGTCGTAGACGATGGTCCGGGCGACGTTGTCAACCTTGACCCAGTTTGCGTCACCGGATACCGGCCACGGGCCTACCAGATCACAGTGTTCCAGGTAATAGGGGCCAACGGTTCCATCTCCTATGAAATATTCGACGTCATGAGCCTTGAACGTCCCGGTGGCGACGGTCATGCTCAGGCTGTTGCCCGTTACACCATCGCTCCGAGCTTCCAGGAGGCCCGCGTCATCGTCGCCCGACAGACCGTCGGTAAGCTGGTATTCGGCGGCAGCGTACCCGGTTCCGAGGACTCGGACACAATAAGCGTCCTGGAGCCCGTTGTAGAAGGAAAGTTGGGCCGCTCTTGCCAGGGGACCGGATTTGTAAGTCCGGGTCGCCTCCTGGCTCGAGGTCATGGTCACAACTTCCATCGCCGGGCCGTGGCTGGACGTGCCGATGATGCCGAGTATGTTCTGCTCCACCGACACGGGAACCGCGCCGATGGGCCGGAGGTCAACTACCAGCGTCGGAGTGTCGGCTGGCTGGCCTATTCGGGTTGTCACCTAAGCCACCCCCCAGCTCTGGAGATCAGCGTAAGATACGAGGGTCTCCCGCGCCCGGGCGGGCGAGACCCGTCCCTCATCGATAAGCTGTTTCATCTGGTGGAAGGTAATCACCTTATCTCCGACCCAGTTTCGCAGCGTCCTCATTTTTTCAGGATCTATAGTCATATTATTCCTCTTCGATAATTGTAACAGCCATCTGGTATGCGATCGGGGGACCGTGGACTACGCCGTCCATCAAGTAACACCCCGGCGCTACACCGTACAACGTAATTTCAGGAGAGTAGTCTTCGGTATCTACCAGCCCCGCCTGCCCCTCGAAAAATACCGATTTGATAGGCGGAGCCTCTTCGATCCAAACAAACTCGTACTCGACCAAAAAATCCAAAACGCATGAATAAACATCATGTCTCGTCGTAACGTCCAAATAAGCGGGTAGGAACCGAGGCGACGTTGCTCCCCTGAACTCGACCGCCGGATCGGTTTCGAGCCGCCAATTGATCGCCTTTGGCCAGAACCCTAACATGAACTGATGAACTTTTAGCTGGAGTTCTTCGATATCCAAAGACCGGATCGATATGCTGATAGTCGCCTCGGCGAAATGACCCCGGTGGCTTTCCCATTCGTGGCTCGTATCGTACTGGTAGTCGTGGAGAATCGTGTTCCAACACCTCGACCTCCGCCCCTCCGACAAAAACGATACCTGGGCGAGAGGGAAGTCGGTGGAGTTCTCGATCTTCTGCCGTTCCGGCAGGACGGCGAGGCCCGCGCTGGCGGCGGCGAAGGCCACGTCGGTTGTGAGCCTCGCCCTCTGGTCGACTGATAAGACCACGGTTAAGCCTCCCTAGAATCGTACGGATACCGTTCCGCTGCCCAGGGGAACTCCAGCCTGAACGCCTGGGGCATGTTGATCTCGGGGAACTTGGCCGAGTACAGGAACGCGCCCATCGTGTAGGTAGTTGTGAGATCGTCGCTAAGGTGACGATGGGCTCGATAGAGTGCTTTCCGCCGGGCTTCAACGACGCCATCGGCTTGATAGGTGATAGTGTGGTCAGCCGCTATGATGGCATCGGCCTCATAATTGTAGAGAATCGTAGCTTCGATGCGGCGGGGCGCTGCTCGATATGGGGCCGTGTGGACTGCTATGATGTCCGCGTCTGCGTCGTAAGTACCGGAGCGTACCTCCCCCGGATCGACCCCATAATCCATCGTATAGCCAACCTCGGGGTAGGCCATGATCCGTTGAGATGCTCTATATGTAGCGGTTCGGATAGCTTCGATATCCGCATCTGATCTGTAAGTGGCCGACCCAAGCCGGCCGGTCGACATCAAGAAACCCATATCGTAACTTTGTCGTTTTTCCCAGTAGGCTTCAGTAATATACCACCCGTTATGACAAATGTCATGGGACCAGGCATACGATACAAACGAATCTTCGACAAACGGATTCGTCGTTGTGTTGGTATAATCGGGCGAATCGTAGACTGTCACGGTACTGAGCGACGTATCTTTCCAGGTTTCGCCGCCGTCGGTAGATCGTTTTACTAGCGGCTTACCGCCGGATGACGCGCTCTCCATGCCAGAGAACACGCACAAATAATTTATTACGTCGGACCCCGTCACATTATTGTCATAAGCGAACAACGACTTTCCGGGCGACGAATAAGCATCGAATTTAGGGGCGCAGTCCAATGTGTGATACTCGCCTCCCCGCGTCCTCCAAGCGCGATAATGCCGACAATAGCCGGACGGCATCAACACCTGGATCATGTATCGAGGAACATCGTACTGAGTCTGGACCAACTCGATGTCCGTCACAATATCGGTTTTTAGGGTTCGCCCAGTTTCGCGGTTATCCCAGCCATTGGCGTGTCCGTATACATTATGCCAAATACAATACGATACGCCGCCGTCATCGGAATAAATCAATCTGTCGGTTCCAGAGCCGCCCGCGTTCGTAGTGGTACACCCTATAAAAATATCATGCCATGTGCCCGCCAAGGCTGGATAATCGGCTTTGGCCGTGAGGGTTGTGGCCGTGCCTTGAATTACGGCTTTGGTCCAGGTTTTGCCGCAGTTGGCCGACCACCAAACATAAGTCCCGTCGATTGCGATCAGGCGATCATGACAAATCTCCTTGACCGTATGGCATCCGGGGGCCTGGGTCGATATCTTTTTCCAATCTGTGCCTGAATTTTCAGACTTCCACCAGCCTTTTGACGTGGCGGCCAATGCTGCCCCGTAATCTGGTTGGATCACGTCATAAATCTTTTCTGAAGTGTTTACTCGTTCTTGCCACGAATATCCATGATCACGAGATTGCCAAATGGAGTAGCTGCCATTCTTCATTTTGGCCGCGCAGACGTGGAACTCGCCATAAATCCAGGCAACTGACAGGATCGTATCGAGGTTTGGGATAGTTTGGGACCGCCACCACTTCACATTATCGAACGTGCCGAGAAACCCTTGATAGTTCTCGATCCGGGCCAGCGTGGACGTGATCATATTTCGGCCTCCAGCGTGGCGGTCATCATGTACGACCGCCGGACGGATTTCGACACCCAGCCGCCAGCCAGATAATCCGACGTTTTTGCGATCTCGTATAGTTGGTTGAGCTTAGTGTTCATCAGATAACTTGACTCTGAGATCACGATCTTCCGACCATCGAGCCGATAAGTGATAGTTGCCCGGCTGTAGATGATAGCATCCGCATCGTAAGTATCCGATCCGCTTTCCCAAATGCCCGTCGCCGCCAGGTAGACGAACCCGCGCCGCCGAGCGACGGCGACCGAAGCCTCATAAGTGACACTGCGGGGCAACCACCGGAACCAGTCCATCTCGTATTCCGCGTAGGGGTAAGCCGTCGACCACGATACACCAACCGCCAACACATCGTCCATCGCGCCTTCGATCTGGGCCGTTTTAGTGACCGCGACCTTAGCCGTCTCCGTATCGGTCCAACCAAGCCTCACGGTGGCTGGATGGAACGATTCAATAGTTGAAGCTCCGTTTATCCCGACGATCCGGTCTATGACTGCCTGGACGTTGGCGGGGGTGCCGTAACTTGTTATTTTACGGATATACGTTGCTAATCGTGTCCTGTAATCGGCGTCAGATTCGCCTCCTCTCCTCCTGACACCCAACACCCGGCCCCAATGGTCGTCCAGATCGGCCGACGTTGCAAAGTCGAGCTTGAGCCGGTGGACGACGTCTTGGATAGAGGTATCGATCTGGTCCCATTGGTTGGCATAAGCCCAGAAGAACGAGTTGATAAACGATTCGGTGAGCCGGGGGTCGGCCGCGTCCAGGACCAGCACCGCATCCATCCGATACGTCGGAGTAGGCAGCCCGATCCGGGCCGACATCCGATAAGTCTTACGATATTTGCCTCGGATCAGAAGGTCGATCTCGAACCGGGTCCGGGGGACCTTGACCATCCGAGCGTCCATCTGCCAGGTGCCGATGCTGATCGCCGCGCCCGCCAGATCGAACGGTGTCTCGAATGGATCGGTGCCTATTATCATTGGAAGCCTACCTGTTCACACGAAAATCTAAAATTAGTCGCGTTTTGCCGTCCACCACAAGCTGGGTATAATGGGCATGCTTCTCTTCCCAGATCTCGCCGAGCTGGTCGACCCTCATCAGACCCCGCTCGTCACAGTCAGGACAGTAAGCCACCTGATCGCGGAAATCCGGATATTTGAACTCATCGCAAACGTCGCAGTACCAATGATGAGTCGCGAAACATCGGGGGCAAGTGGCCTCTACGCCCTCAGGCAGCTCGGCTCCACAGAACCCACAGATCATGTGAGGGACGACCCTGATGAAACAGGGCCGGCACCACTCGACCGACTCGGCGACCAGAATTTCAATCGGCGGCAGATCGGCGACTTCGGCCCGAACCCCTTTAGCTCGAACCTTGGCCGCCAGTTCTGGAGTGAACGGAACAAACAAAACGGCTTCCGGCAGAACGTCCACCTGTTTCCAGGCGTGCTCTGTGCCGTCGTCACCGAACTGAGGATAAAAAGAGCCGTCTGCTACCTTGATCCAGTATCGCCGAAAGGTCGGCTCGGCCATCAGTACACCGTATAACTTACTGTAAAAGTTTTAGCAGAACATTCGCCATGCGATGCCGTCGGCGGGATCTTGAGCTGAGTGACCCAACATTTTGACTGGAACGCGGTGGAGTAGACGGTCGAATCGATCAGCAGCGGGCGGGACGAGGTGAACGTGTCGCCATCCGTCGCGGGGGTCACTTGGGTCCTGTAACTGGTGTGCCCGTTGGAAATGTGACCTATAGCGTCCCCGGTCGTCCCGGCGGTCCCGGTCGCCTGTTTGTATGCAGCTATCAGGATACCGTTATCGCCCGCGTCCCTCGTCCCGACGAACAGGCCGCCACCACCAGCAGAATCGAGCCCCCAATCGAGGGCGACATTACCATCACAGTACCAATATATATCCCTGATCGACGTCCAGGCAGACCCGCTCACGTCAGCATAATGATGTTTCCAGAACGAATAATAAAAGTCTGCCGTCGGTACTTTGCAGGGGTTGGACGTTCCCGGCTCGGCCGAATCCATCGTACAATACCGGCCAACTTTGCCCGTTAACGACGTTGGGGTGCCGGGCGCGACACCGTTCAGTTCTCTAATAACTACTACTTCAGCCATTTGTAAACTCCTCGATAATCTCGTCTATGACTACATTGAAAATATTATCAGCTATCGACTTTTCCATCTCGTCAACTACCGGTCTCAACGTCGGTCTTGCAGGGACGCCGAGCCCGTACTCATGATAAATAAAAAGTTTGGATTTTTCGGGGTGTCTCGATCCGACATGGCCCGTACACCCGCCCGGCACGTCTTCGACCCAGACCTCGATCGACTCGACCATCTCGCCGGTATCCATCAGAGGGGTGTCGGGGGTCGGTGAACCGTGCCTAATCTTCTCGGCGAGGGTGGCCGGGGCCAGCGGTTTGACGTTGGTTCCTTCTTCGATATATTCTTTCCAACGTTTGGCAACCCGCTGACACTCTGACTCAACGACGCCACTGAGCAAACCTGGCATTGAAATCCACGTCCTCGGTCATGATCACGCTGGCCGCAAACGGCGATTTTGAGGGGGGCGGCGGGGCCGACCCGGCGCTGGCGATGATTGTCTGCATCCGGTATGCCGTTTTGAACGCCCCCGACAACGCCGCAGAACAAACAAAAAAATATACGTGTGTTGCCATCCTCTACCTCCGTCCCGTCCTGTCTCGTCGGCCTCCCCGTCGCAGCGCCTCTTCGACATCTTCCAGTTCTCCCCACCGGGCCGCGGCGTTGGGAGGAGGAACGCCCGACTCGATCCGGGCGACCAGAGCGTCTTTCAGCCTGGTGGCGGCCCGTTCCATTTCGTCGGTGAAATCCATTTTCGCCTATCAAACGGTAATCGCCGCCTCGATAGCCTCCAATTCGGCCCAGGTGGTGGCGGCGTTGATATCGTTTATGACGGTTCTCGCCGCCAAAAAATTAGAGCCTATAAACGACTTCATGGCCGAGAACCAGGCCGGTTTCTCGGCCTGGAACGCAGTTAGGGCCACCACTTCTATCGGGCTGTACCTCTCCTCGATCTCGTCCTCCAGACGATCCCGGACCCGCCTCCTCAACTCCTTCTTTTTTTCGGCGATGGTGGCGGGGTCGTCGGACATGTCGGCAATCTCGATATCATCATAGATTCCGGCAACGGCGGGGATGTTCCGCCGCCTCATCAAATCTAGAACTCCGCGATGATCGAGCGGCTTCCAAGCCCCGCCATTTATAATTCTAAATCTCAATTTATTTGTCATGATCCCTCACAGATACGCGGATACAAAGTGCCATGTGCTCCCATACGTTTCGAGCCTGGACAAATTGGGGCCGTTTATTTTGAAAATAGCATACAACGTTGTCTTCGTGGTTGACACATAGGGGTAGTACTTAACGCTAGGTATTGCCACCAATAAGGAGTTTGTCGTATACCCCTCGCCAATAGTCGAAAAGACCGCGTGCGCACCGGACCCGTTCGCAGCGGGGTTGAGGGACATGTACATCGATATCTTCCCCGCAGAGCCGATCGTACCCTCCACATCCGCCCACCAGGAGAAGACGTCCCACGCCCCGACCGGTACCACTGAACTCCTCGATCCAAGGTTGTACCAGGTGTCGGTGGTAGGGTTGTTCTGCGAACCCGTCCCAGTTGCGAATGTATGTGTCCACTTCGCCGGACTGAGCGGAAACCCCGCCGGAGCCTTCTGCGATGAACAAAACGGTGAAGTGACTGCATCGCTGGTCAGGACGTAATCGGTCCCGCCGTAAACGGTTATGGTGGTGTTCGGGGCTCCATAACTCACCGCCGTCACTATGAAATATTTTGCGGTGGTCTGAGTGAGCTTGATCCGCATCCCCGGCGAATATTTGGCGGTCTTGTCACCAGGGATCGTGAAAGTGTACGTGTTCACCGTGGCGTCGGCTGAAGCGTACGTCCATGTCTCCCCCGCCGGTATCCAGCCGTCAAACTCTGAGGTTCCCAGAATCGAGGCAATCGAAGCGTAAGACAGATCGGCCCCGGCACCACCCGACTGGAGGACGTGCCCGGCCGTGCCGGGGGCTAACACGGTCCAGGCCGTCACGTTCCGCGTTGCGATGCAGCCCTGGGCTTCGGATGCGTGGTAGAGAGACCCGACTTTTAACAGTTCGTAACTCAGGTCGGCGGCGGCACCGTTGCTCATCAGGTAACGGTTGGCCGATCCAGCCGCGACCCGCCCCCACGCCGTCGCGCCTCTCATTATGAGGTCGCCCCGCGCCTGGGAGGCGACGGTCAGACTCGATACCTGGAGATCGTCCCATGTCGGGTTAGCTGCGGCTCCCTGAGTCTTGAGGTATCGGCCGCTCGTCCCCGCCCCTAGATTATCCCAGTTTGCAGCTCCTCGATAGATGAGATCGCCCTGAGCCTCGCCCGAATCGTAAAGGTAAGATACGAGATGAGCACCGACCGCCGAGACGATCCTCATATCGGCGACCCCGGCCGTTGCATACGACCCGAAATCGCCCGCCACGATACCAGAATCGTCAACACAGATGACGGCCAACAGGATACAATTTTCGGCTGGCAGGTCGGAGGGTTGAGGCACGGCATTTTCCAGGAACTCGGCCGCATTAGACGGCGTACCTTCAACGCCCGCTTCTCGTTTGACCGCCCCATCAGTACAATCCAGATAGATCAGATCGTACCGATGATCTCCCGCACCGGCGGCGGGTATCGTGGTGACCGTTCCGCCTGCATAGGTTTCCGTCGACGGGGGGATACCGTTCGTGTAGGTCCCGGCCGCTATCGCCACGGCGGTGGCCGACGTCCTGGTGACCGCCATCCCCGTCAAGACGGCATACCCGGCATGGGCCGCCAACGCTGCCTGGAAATAGACGGCGATTGACGTTACGCCATCGCCCGAATAAGGATAATGAGTACGTGTGTTAGGCAATTAAATCAGCCTCGAATAAGTTGCGCCAGTGAACGTTATGGTCTCATGCCAGAAC